CTAGATTCTGAATCAATCCTGATTCAGTAATGAAGTTTACTCCAGATAGTTCGGAGAATAATCCTGTAGATAGCTCTAGATTCTGAATCAATCCTGATTCAGTAATGAAGTTTACTCCAGATAGTTCAGAGAATAATCCTGTAGATAGCTCTAGATTCTGAATCAATCCTGATTCAGTAATGAAGTTTGTTCCAGACAGTTCAGAGAATAATCCTGTAGATAGCTCTAGATTCTGAATCAATCCTGATTCAGTAATGAAGTTCACTCCAGATAGTTCGGAGAATAATCCTGTAGATAGCTCTAGATTCTGAATCAATCCTGATTCAGTAATGAAGTTTACTCCAGATAGTTCGGAGAATAATCCTGTAGATAGCTCTAGATTCTGAATCAATCCTGATTCAGTAATGAAGTTTACTCCAGACAGTTCAGAGAATAATCCTGTAGATAGCTCTAGATTTTTAATTTCAGCGTAGTCTATAAAACCGCTTACTGTTCTTTGTATGTCTCCGTCTATAATATCAAACTCTGCGAGATCTACATTAAGTTTTCTTACGGTCAACTCATCCATGGTCATAGTTGGACCATCTATTTTTATTAATGGATCAGTAGTATTATTACCTATGATATATTGGTCTAGACCAACCCTTCTTATAGGCTTCTTTATTTCGAAGAAATCCATAATTACTCAAAATTATCGTATAAGCCCGTCTCTTTGTAAACTATAGAATATTTTACTGTGAAACCTGATATGGTGTGAGGCCTTTTGATGAAAATTCTTCCTACTTCATCGCTATCAATTTTAACAGCCATATCTGATTCTAGGTATACTATATCATCTATTTTAGGAGACACTGGCTCAGAATTATTTAATCTTCTTTCTGCAGTGTGAAATTGTATTGGGTAAGGTGATTCGTTATATATTATAACGTGGTCAACCAAGCCTCTTTCGTATAAATTATTTATATCATTTAATTCGTAGGAGTTGATTAAACTAGCTGATACATTTTCTTGTCGTAAGCCAAATAGAGTATCGCTGTGGAAGGTTGCATAGGACTGGCTACATCTATTGGGATCAGTATATTCCGATTGTATAAAATAATCTGGGTGTCCTGTTTCAAGCATACTTTTATTTAATCTTCCATTTGAGAAATAATTTCCAAAAACATCATCCATTAAATGTTTATCTTGCCCAAAACACTCTCCAGAAAATATTCCATATCTTAATTCTTCAGGGATGTTTTCCATAAGAATGAAATCTTCATCTATTTTTTGAGAAACTGTTTTCGTTCTTAGTTTCCAGGGCTGATATAACTCTCTTCTGCCTATTTGTTGATAAATGTCTACTAATTCACCAGATATTCCTGAAAGTAACCTATGATTTTCTTTATCTACTCCCAGGTTTAATTTTTCCAATTCTCCAGATATCCCTGAGAGTAATCTGTGGGATTCTTGATCTTCTATATCTAATTCAGAAAGTTCTCCTGATATTCCAGATAGTAATCTATTACCTTCTGAGTTATCTAAACTAACTTCTAGTTCAGCTAATTCTCCTGATATTCCTGAGAGAAGCCTATTGGTTTCAAAACTATCTAAACTAACTTCTAGTTCGGTCAGTTCTCCTGATATTCCTGAGAGAAGCCTATTGGTTTCGAAACTATCTAAACTAACTTCTAGTTCGGTCAGTTCTCCTGATATTCCTGAGAGAAGCCTATTGGTTTCAAAACTATCTAAACTAACTTCTAGTTCAGTTAATTCTCCTGATATTCCTGAGAGAAGCCTATTAGTTTCAGAAAGATCGACTATAGCTTCTACATCAAGATCAGAAAGCTCTCCCGATATTCCAGAAAGTAATCTATGAGCCTCAATATCTTCAGTATCGAGATTAGAAAGTTCTCCTGATATTCCAGAAAGTAATCTATGGGTCTCAATATCTTCAGTATCGAGATTAGAAAGTTCTCCTGATATTCCAGAAAGTAATCTATGAGTCTCAATATCTTCAGTATCGAGATTAGAAAGTTCTCCTGATACTCCAGAAAGTAATCTATGAGTCTCAATATCTTCAGTATCGAGATTAGAAAGTTCTCCTGATATTCCAGAAAGTAATCTATGAGTCTCAATATCTTCAGTATCGAGATTAGAAAGTTCTCCTGATACTCCAGAAAGTAATCTATGAGTCTCAACATCGCTGTCTATAGAAACGTCTATTTGTATACCGGATAAATTTTCATTAATTAACTCCAGTAAATTATTTGTGCTCCTAGAGTTATCTACCTGTGTTTCATGTATATTAGACAACCCTGAGGTTACTCCTGATAATATATGGTTCGTTTCTAAGGAAATTAAATCATGAATTCCTTGAGTTTTGGATGATAAGGTATTTAAAATTTCATTAGTTGGACCTAGATCAATGTTAAGGTCTCCAGAAATATCAATACTTTCAATATTAACAGCCCCTGCAGGTTCCCACCTACCGCTTTCTGAATTCCAATTATATGAAAATGTAGGGGTAGGTGAAAGGGAGTCAAGATTCGTTATATCTGTGTATAACGGATTGTTTTTATAATCTTCGTTAGGCATACGAAGATATTACACTTTTTTTTAATCCCTATCTAAGTGATGCTTTATGCCGTTTCTTTTTTTACTATATTCCTTAAAATATTTTTGCCTAACAGGGTCATACCCAAGTTTATCTTTTCTTTTTTGACTAAGCTCTCTACTTTGATCTATTAAGTCTCCGTAGGAACCTTTTTGGCTTGAAGTTTTTTCTATAAAAGCTTTATTATCAAAAGGATCTGTACTGGAATCGATTTTTGCTTGAGGGATATTCCACACTCTTTTCCATTTTACGCTTTTTTCATCTACAAAAACATGATCTTCATTCATTCCTTGTATTAAGTCTATCGTCTCCCCTGTTTCTGGGTGTTCGTATGTATATAGTGGCATTATTCTAATATCCTATCTAAGGTATTTTTATATGTAAATTTATCTTTTAGTTTTTCTCCCTCTGTATTTAATGATTTACATTTTGATTCAGCTAGATTCATTGCTTCTATAAACTCTTCTTCATTGAATGTATATATGTGCCCTTGATTAAAATCAGAACCTTTTTTGAAAAATATATTATCATATACTTCTTCTTTGCCGTCAGGCTCTATTAAAATAGAGTTATCTTTGTTCGCCCAATCTTTATGGCTGGTTGAGTTTAAAACTATACTCCATTTACCTAAGCATGTTGCATTAAAGGAAGGTAGGTTCCAGCCTTCAGCACCACTCATTCCCCCTAAGTCAATATCTATTGAATTAAGGAAATCATTTACTTGCGAGTTTTTAGGTAAAAACGGTAGGAAGTTAATGTTTCCGTAGCTTTTACCTTCAAGAATATTCCTGATGGAGGCTTCCATTTGATCTTTCTTGAAAAAGGGGTTTGTGATGCAACATGTTAACTGGTAATTATAGTTGTTGCCATATTTCTTTATCCATGCTCTAATTATTTTTTGAGTATGTTTCCTTTTCTCTAATTTACCCATCAAACCGAAATGGATTTTATTATTTAAATATTCTTTTCCTGTTCTATGAAATGAAGTATCGAATCCTAAGGGGGCGAAATGACTTTCATTAAAATGGGATTTAGCAAAAGAACTGCTAAATACTAATTTATCTTGAAGTTCTGCTATTCTGCTCTCAGCTTCTGTTGGTGAATCTAGTTCGTAGAAAGTATAAAGTATTTGCCTTTTTGTTATCCTATTCTCTGCCCCATTTAGGTGCCACATTTGTAATGTAGTTGAATTTTTATCTAGTTTACTATATCTTGAGTTAACTCCAGCCTCAATCCACTTCTTGAAGCTTTGGTCTTGAACCTGAAAAGAACTTACATCTATATTTCCTGTGGGGAAGATGGATACATCGTAATTTTCATTATACAATTCTTTTAGTAGATTAAATGATACATTACCGAAAGATAATGAATTTAGTGGGCCTTTGAATATAATTTTTTTCATTAAAAAGGGATATCTGAGAATTCGTCGTCTTCTTCTCGTGTGTCGTTTTCTTTTTCTGAATGATTATCGTTAGAACTCTCATTATTTCCACTTAAAAAAGTAACTATATCTGCAATGCAGAAAATTTTGTTTCTAGTTTGCCCTTCTGAGTTTTTCCATGAATTTAAGTGAAGCCTTCCGTCTACCATTACTTTCCTGCCTTTACTAAGAAATTTTGCGCAATTATCCGCAGTTTTATTCCATGCCTCTACGTCCATATATAGAACATTATCTGATGGCCTGTTATTTATGGCTATAGTGAATACGCAAACCTTCTTTCCGGTTTTAGTTTCTTTTACCTCTGGATCTTTTGTTAAGTTACCTAATCCTATAAATCTATTCAAAATTAAATTCTCCTTTCAGTTCGTTTTGTATGTCTTTTATTGCTGAGTTATGTATATTAATGCATCCTTGGATACTCAGATTTAATGAATCTCCTATATTTTTCCAAGGCATTACTTTGTTTTTATTTCCTTCTATGTATCTCATGTTAAATATTTTTTCGACTCTTTTATCTGGGTGGGAACCTATAAGGTTAAGAACTTTATTGAAAATATCTTTTTTGATTGAATTGGCGATATCGTTAGATTCCTTAGATTCTTGATCTGACATATTCTCTATATATTCTGATTGAAATACTGGACGCCTCTTGTTTTTGTTGTAAGTATTTAAGCAATTCCATTTAGTTTCGTTTCCTAGATACGTACTAAATTTCGCACCTTTACTTTCATCATACTTTAGTGCTGCGGAGAAAATTTTATATTCCTTATCGTTGATTAAGTCTTCTTTGTCTATAAATGGATTATCCTTCGTTGAGTAAGCATTAACCATATCAATATATATTCCACTATGTCTTTCTACTAATTCATTTAAACTAGCCTCAATATCAGTTCTATTTTTGATATTATTAATAAGCTCTAGGTCTGTGTGATTATTAAAAAAGTTCATTATATATTTGGTTAATTTTGTTTTGTATATATAGATTATCTACTTCTTCGAAATTTTTCCACTCATATTTATATTGAGAAGCTTTAATTAATTTGGGATTGTTATTCAACTCCTCTTCGTTTGGAGCTATATTTCCTTCTCTTGATATATGAATGGTTTTACCTTGTTTTGATTTAACCCAATTTATTTCGTTTTCGTATCTTACGTCAGTAATGAATGCGTAATTTACTCCATTTATCTGTTTAAGTCTATGGGAAACTTTTTCTATCCAGCAGTTTTCATTAAGCCTTCGTCTTACCTTTGATCCGTAACAAACCAAGAAAGGTCTAATGATTTCCTTTTCGGAATTTTTCTCTGTGAATGCTGATATTCCTACATTCTTAAACAAGAAATCATTACATTCTTCTTTTAATTCATCTGCGAATGCTATTCTAGTTGACGAGAGCCCTTCGTCTTTTAACTTTTTCGCTAATAAAGAATATAAAGTATCTTTCCCTGACCTAGCTAATCCTGATATTCCTATGATATTCATGCTCCGAAAATATTCCTAACTTTAACTGATAAATCATGAAAACCTGCATTAGCTAACATCCTAGAAACCGAATGATAGCTAGTTACTTCATTAAAATCATCATCTACTTCGTTTGGTATAAAGTCTTTGGTTATTTTAGATGAAACCATAACTGATGATAACTTTAAATCCTTACCTCTTTCAGCTAGCATATTAATTAATGCTTTAGTACATGCCTCTGTTTCTGATTCCGCAGATAGGACTATATTCCAATCTGAGCATTTAATTATGAAACACTTTTCTTTAGCTAGGTCTATAATATTTTCCATAGAACAAGTATAGATGATAATTCAGTAAAAGTCAATTCTTATTTTATATATTTATTAAATTAAGATATATAGTATATCCTATTGAATAACAATATACAATTTTTCGTATGTCGCTAGTTTAATTTTTTAAATGTAGCTTGACAAAAGTCGTTAATTAGTTTAAGATCTACCGAATGAAAAAATTCATCCAAATACCATTAGCTATCCAAGAAGATATTATTTCGGGAAATTTAATTGGCAACGATCTAGTTGTTTATTCTTATCTTGTCGATAAGGCAGGGCACGGTAAACCCATATATTTTTCCAACAACAAGATAGCTGGTGAATTGGGTGGTATGTCTTATGGTAAAATATCAGCAAGCCTAAATAGGCTTCATAAGGCCAAACATATTTTAAGAAAAAAAACAGCAGGGAATACAATGACACAACTGAAGACTGTTGTAGTAAATTCCAAAAATATCCTAATCAAAGGGAGACAGCATGAAGATATCTGTTAGAATGGAGGGAGGCCTAGGTGATCATTTCGCCGCCAATAGATTCATACCTGCTATCAAGGAATATCACCCTGGATGTAAAATAGACTTATGGTCAGATACAGAAGGCAACTCAATACAGTCAGACATACTTAGAGAAATATGGCCAGACCATTTTAATGATGTTTTTGTTTTAGAAAAAAAGAAATATAAAAATTTTCGAATAAAATCATCAAATTTTCCAGAAGAAGATTATAGAGGGTCAATCAAAAATGTGCCACCTAACGATATAAAATTAATGAAAGGAGTTTATGATAAGTTCTACGATTTGCATATCGATTCTCTAGATTGGTTAAATCACGATTACGATTGGTTTAAATATTTTAATGTATTCCCAAGACCTACCACCAACTTAACTCAAAATATAGAGTTACCTTTTAAGAAATTTATTTTAGCTCATCTTTATGCAAGAGATAATGCAGACTCGAATATGGAGGATTGGTATATCAAGAGGTTAATCAATGACGTAACAAAAGATTTTAATTTAATAATTCTTTACGATAATGACTCAAAGCATAAATATAAAGATTTCTTGGGATCAAAAAATCCTAAATTACATTTAATTCACGCAGATTTAAGGCAAATATTTTATTTAGCAAGTAAATGTACAGCTATGTTTGGTATTGACTCGGGAATACGATACATTCCGTATCATTTTGGTAAACCTACATTTACTTTCTCAAAATATTGTCAAAAATATGGAACCGTTCAATATTCTTATTTAATCAGGTGGTTATTTAATGAAAGATATGTCTTCCCCTTACATTATGACGTTAGTAGCGCAAGTCAGATAATTAAAAATATGCTCGTAAACCCAGCTTATAAACTTTACCCATTCCTACTTGATGACATTGAGAGTTTAGTTGCTCAGAGAGACATAACGGAATATATAACAGAATGAAAACAGCATTACTTTTTAGTGGAAAATTAGGAGACTGGGCAGAATGTTCTGAGTCTATCACTGAATATATTATAAAACCCTTAAAGCCTGACATCTTTTTTACCACATGGAGTACAGAGAATTACCCGGATTTCTATAATCACTATAAACCTAAAAAGTTTGCAATTACGGGAAGTGAAGACCTAAAGCTATTTGATTCACATAAACACCCAGTAAAACCAAGCAAAGGCTTACTACCGATGCTCTTTAATATGAAAGCTGTTTATAATTTATTTTGTAATCAAAAAACTAAATATGATCTAGTAATCAGACTAAGGCCAGATATTCAAATATTAGAGGAAATTAAAAAACATGAAATAAAAGATTGTATTAAAAATAAATTCATAAGATTACCTTTATTTGAAAGTGATAATATTTACAACCATGAAGAAGAGATAAAAAAAGAGTTTAGTTTTAGTTTTGTATACGACAAAGCCTCGCTACCAAATCAAATCAATGACCAATTCGCGATAGGACCTCCTGATGAAATTAAAAAATATATGAATTGTTTAGATTATTACGTTAATGCAATTAACATTCTTTGGAATGAAGGATATCCGGAATACATGATCAAGGTCCCTGAATCAGTAATAACTATATGTTTAAATATGCAGAACTGCAAATACAAACAGTTAACAGGAACAAATTCTTTTGGAAATATAAATACAATTTTATGCAAGGATGGAAAAAAGTGGAGAAATAAAGGTCATAACTCTATCATTAGTCAATGAAGACGCCAATAGTTCTCACTGCATATAATAGGCCAGAATACTTCAAGAAGGTATTACATTCAGTATCAAGCCAGTGCTGGGATAGAAAAGTATATTGCGTTGTAGATGGGCCTAGATTCAAAGAAGATGTAGATTTGGTCAAGAAATCTTTTGAATTATCAAAAGAGATGATACCTCACTGTGAAACATTTATTGCTAAATCAAATCAGGGAGTAGCTAGGATAATGAAATACGCAAGAGAATTAGTTTTTAAAGATAACGATTTCTTGATTTTAATAGAAGACGATTCAGTTTTAGCTCCACACTATATACAGCAATTAGATTTTTTAATTGAAAAATTCAGAGATGACGAAAGAATCGCAATGATCAATTGTTTTGGTGAGCATCATAGATCTAAAAAATCATATAAATATTCCTACATAAATTACCTGCACGATAGCGACGACAGATTACCTATAAAAATGCAAGAAGATAATAAAGATAAGCTAGTATTAATGGACCACTTGTGGGCATATGCAATGAGAAAATCCTCTTACGAGAAAATATATGACATTCTTGAAAAATACTGGAATCTACTACCTGAAGAATATAGGTTCAGACCTCATAAAGAAATCTTGGATTTGATGTCGTCAATAGGAGCTGACCCTAATAAAATAGTATCAAGTCAAGACTCTTGTACTTCAGCGGCTTTTGCAGCAAGAGGTATGATAAAAATATCTACTTTGACAAATAACTTTAAGTATATAGGTGAAATAGGGGAACATAGTAACCCTAAAAACTTCAAGCTAGACAGTTGGCTGAATCAAGAAGTTTACGATAAATTCGAAAATAAATTCGTTTGGAACGAAAACGTATTTAATGAAATCAGAACTCACGCAAAAAATAAATACTTAAAGTGAAGACATCGATAATAATACCATTTAGAAATAGATTTGATCATCTTAATTTTCTATTGAATAATTGTATGAAACAATTTGAAACTTATCTAAATAATGTAGAAATCATAATAGTTAATCAAGAGAATAACAAAAAATTTAATAGAGGCAAGCTTCTAAATATAGGATTCAAAGAAAGACTTAATTCTAATTTTATATTTACCCATGATGTAGACCTAATACCAGAAGAAGAATTAATTAAAAATGTATATACTGTAGAGAAATTTGACGCATTAAGAATATTTAGTGCTCACGACTCTTCATTAGGAGGTATTTGTAAATTCTCCAGCGAAAGCTTCTTGAAATGCAATGGCTTTCCTAATCACATATGGGGTTGGGGGATAGAGGATAGAGCTCTGTATAATAGATATATTTTTAATAAATTCTCTATTTCGCAAAACAATCATGATGACTACAAGAGGCTAATACAAGAATTACCCCACATAAAATCCAACGAAATTTATACAGGAGAGAAGAAAAAAATTTCAGAAGAAGAAAATTACATATTTTCTAAAAAAAATGAAAATCTAAAAATAAACCATATAAAAAAATCAGGACTAAATAATCTAAAATACTCGTTAATTAAATCGGAGACGATTAAAAATAATATAAGATTCTTATCCGTAGATATATAATGAAAAAAGTAATATCCACCTGTCTTTTTGGTAATAGAGCTATATCTTATCGCAAATATGCTTTAGGTTCAATAAGGAATGCTAGATTCGTTTATGATTTCATGCCTGACTGGAAGTTTAGGATGTATTACGATAATACAGCTCCAAAAGATATTATTAGTCGTTTAAAATTAATGCAAAACACTGAGCTTATAGAAATGCCGACCTCTAAAGGTAGAGAAGGTTGTTTTTGGAGGTTTTTAGCTTTTGATGATGCAGATGTAACAGTTTGCAGGGATCTAGATTTCCCAATGCAGGAAAACGATATTTTTTGTATTAACGACTGGATGAAAAAAGATTATATGTCAGAATGTATATGGTTTGCTCACGATAGATTAGCTTTATACAATAAAAAAGAACCTAGATATTATATGGCTGGTTGTATATCGTCAAAAAAACCTCCTTTCTCAACGTCAGAACTTATAAATGAGTACGAAGGGGATAAAACAATATACGGCGCGGATGAGTTTTTTTTAACTAATCATTTTGTACCCAAAATACTTAAGTATACTAAAAAAATTCTGATACATTCAGAACCTCAGCCTGGCTATATACCAATCGGGAAAACCAAAGAGCATATAGAACTTTTCCCTGAAACAGAAGACTACATATACTTAGATAATAATTGGATAGAAATGTAAAATGGATAAAAATCAAATAAGAAGTCATTTTGAAAATATTTACGATAGAAGAGCATGGGGTCGACATGGAAATACATTGTCAGGAAGAGGTTCTAGTCATGCATTTACTAATAATGACTCTAAATTTATATCAAAAATAATCTCAGAGAAAAAAATAAAATCCATAGTTGATGTCTGTGGAGATTTTGCATGGCAACATAAATTTTTAGAAAAATATAAAGGGCATTACTTAGGGGTAGATGTATGTAAATTTTGTCTAAATATTATACCTAATTCTATGAAATCAACTAACATAACATTTCAACAATTAGACATATGCCACGATAATATACCTCGTTCTGATTTATTTATATGCAGAGATGTATTAATCCACTTAGATCACGACGATATATTAAAATTTTTCAACTTACTTAAAAAAAGTAAAACAAAATGGTTAATAGTTACGAGCTTTAATCTTCCGAACCAACATTTAAAATCAAAACATGAAAATGCGTGCAAACACAACTTAAACCTAGAACCTTATAACTTAAACTTTGAATATCAATTTTATGGCAACAAAGAGATAGGGGGTTACGAAAAAAAATATTTAGGATTAACTTTAGTTTCAGATATTTGACATGATTAAATTAATTATATTTGATTTAGACGGAGTATTAGTTGAGTCGCGCGAATTACATTTCATTGCTCTGAACAAAGCTCTCGCTGAAATAGGTGATCAATATACAATTAGCAAAGAAGAGCATCTTTGTAAGTATGACGCATTAACAACAACTCAAAAATTAAAAAAGTTAACCGCCGAAAAAAATCTTCCAGAAAAATACCACAACAGGGTATGGGAACTCAAACAACAAAAAACTCTACAAGAAATAGATGAATATAAACCCGACTACAGAATAATAGATATTCTTAAAAAATTAAAATCACAAAACTACAAAATTGCATGCGCAACAAATTCAATAAGAGAGACTTCAAAATTAATGTTAATAAGAAAAGGTTTTTTTGATTACATAGATTTTTTATATTCTAATGAAGATGTAAATAACCCAAAACCTAATGCCGAGATTTACATGAGATGCATGTTGAAGTGCGGAGTTAATCCAGATGAAACAGTAATAATTGAAGATTCTCATATAGGCAGGAAAGGCGCAATAAGGAGCGGAGGTTATTTGTGCGCTGTTAAAAACTCTAAAGACTTGACATTTACCAAACTAAATCATACTATAATTAGCGCAGAACAGCGATCTAAAATTTCACCAAAATGGCAAGGAGATAAAATGAACGTACTAATACCAATGGCGGGAGCTGGCTCAAGATTCGAGCAGGCCGGATATACCTTTCCCAAACCTCTTATTGATGTTAATGGAAAACCTATGATTCAAAGAGTTGTTGAAAACTTAAATATAGATGCAAGGCATATATTCATTGTACAAAAATCTCATTACGAAAAATATTCATTACAACACACTTTAAATTTAATATCCCCAAATTGCGAAATAGTACAAGTCGAGGGTATGACAGAAGGCGCTGCATGTACAACTTTACTAGCAAAAGAATTCATAGATAATAATGAACCGCTTGTTCTTGCAAATTCAGATCAATATGTAAAATGGGATAGTAATCAATTTATGTACTCATCTATGGCTGATGATATAGATGGATCTATACTAACATTTCATTCCACTCACCCAAAATGGAGTTATGCAAAATTAAATGAAGATGGATTTGTCACAGAGGTTGCAGAAAAGAAACCTATTAGCGAACACGCAACAGTAGGAATTTATTTTTTTAAAAAGGGTGCAGATTATATTAGATGCGCAGAAAGTATGATTAAGAAAAATATTAGAGTCAATAATGAATTTTATGTATGCCCCGTTTATAACGAAGCCTTACTTGAAGGTGCTAGAGTAAAAACATTTCATATTGATAAAATGTGGGGATTAGGCACTCCAGAAGATTTAGATACATTTTTAAAACATGATATTAGTATCTCATAGAGGAAATATTTCTGGGCCAATCCCAGAAAGAGAGAATCATCCGGACTATATAAAAGAAGCTCTTTCTAAAGGTTACGATGTAGAGGTAGATATATGGGGGGATAAAGAATTATGGCTTGGTCATGACAAACCTCAATATAAATGCTCTGTTAGTTTCCTTATTAATAATTATCAAAAATTATGGATTCATTGCAAAAACTTAATGGCTATAGATATATTATCTGAGTTTAAAGTTTTGAATTATTTTTGGCATCAAAACGACGACCACACACTAACTTCTAAAAATTTCATATGGACTTACCCCGGAAAACATGTCTGTAATAAAAGTATTTTAGTAGTAGATGACGCTAGAGAATATGCAGGTCCGATTTGTTTTGGTTTGTGTTCTGATTATTTAAAGTGAAATTATCTGATGACCATTTTTTAAATTACTTAAGCCATAACGAACATTTATCGTTAGAGCAAAGAATACGTTATAAATTTTTAAAAAACTACCTTCGGTCAATGGAGGAGTTTACAGACACCTTTTCTATTATAATACAAGGGCCTTTAAATGAACGATCAATTAATACTATTCCAGAATATTTAAACTATGGCGAAGTCATAGTTAGCTGCTGGGAAACGGATGATCTTTCCAAGCTTGAAAAATACAAAGATAAAATAAAACTAGTAATAAATAAATATTCCAATATAAATATAAAAAAAAGAAAAACAGGCAGTCAGGCTCCTTGGGTTTATCAAAATTATACTACATTAAATGGAATAAAAGCTGCGTCTAAATACTTTTGTATTAAAGTTCGCTCGGACGAAAGCTATCCAGTCTTAGATCCATTTTTAAATAAGCTAAGAGATAATAGAGATACTAAAAATAGCGAAACAGGATTATACAATCACTATAAAATAGTTACATCTAATATTTATTTTAGATATGATTGGCAAAATAAATTTCATCCATCAGACCATATTATAGGAGGAATAAAATCCAGGATGCTTGAGTCTTTCAAACTTTCCACAGCGTATTGCCAACAAGAATTAACTAGATTCCCTGAGCAACTTATTTGCAAAGCGATCATTAATAGTTATTGGGATCCTCATCTAAAAAAACAAGAATCAGCAACAGATAATAAATCTATAGAGTTAATGAAAAAACACTTCGATATAGTTAGAATAAAAAATTTACCTAAACATATATGGACCTCTAGCTATAGGAAATATGATGAGTTATACAGCGAAGAAGATTGGTGTCATGATATAAATTCTATAGACATAAATACTAGGTGAAATAAATACTAGACAAAAATAATTCATGATATATAATCTTTTATCATGAGCATTTCACTTTATAAACCAAACAGTAAAAACACAGGGTGCGCCTTTAATTTCAAAATTGGCGTAAACAAAGTAAAAGAGCCGGTAATTTACGCTAGCGCAATTCAACAATACAGCTGGGACGATAGAAAAAAAACCGGCAACTTCTCTGGAAACGGTAGTGATCCAGATAAAAGAATTAACCTTAAATTTACAGAATTTGAAATCGGCGGAATAATTAGTTCTTTTAAGAATAGAAATGAGTTTTCTACATTTCACGCGTTCGAAGAAAACAAAACATCAATTAAATGTACTCCCTGGGATAAAAAAACTAAAGTCAAACAAGGAGATAAAGAGGAGTGGATAGTAATCCCGGCATTTGGAATTAATGTTACCAGAAACGGGAATCAGACTTTCAGGATACCATTAGAGCCTGGAGAAGTAGAAAACCTTCTTGAATTTTTCTCTTTTTACCTTTCTGAACTATATAAACACAGAAGAAGAGAAGAGATTAAAAGACTAAAAGAATCTAAGGGCGGAGGTAGTCAAAATCAATCATCAAAAGATAGCGAACAAGCGCCTTTTTAATGAAGAGGAAAAAGGTATTAATTCATAGTAATCACTGTAAAGCTTATACAGGCTTTGGAAAAAATACTAAAAATATATTACTACATTTACATAAAACAGGTAAGTATGATTTAGTTGAGTTCTCTAATGGAATGAGATGGGGAGATCCTTCTTTAAAACTATTACCATGGAAAACCGAAGGTTCTCTACCGAGTGACCCAGTCACTTTACAGAAAATGAATCAAGATCAAGCTCTAGCTAGAAATGCTGGTTATGGAGGTCAAACTATTGATAAAATCATAGAAAGGGAAAAGCCTGATGCTTACATAGGCATTGAAGACATATGGGCTTTCTCTGGATATACCGATAAAAAATGGTGGAATAATATAAACTGTATGATATGGACTACTTTAGACAGTTTACCTATATTACCCGAAGCGGTCAAGAATGCTAACAAAATAAAAAACTATTACACCTGGTCATCTTTTGCATCTAAAGAATTAAATAGATTAGGACATAAACATGTAGACACATTACATGGAGCTATAGACACCACTAATTTTTTCAAATTTAAAAGCGATGAAAAACTTAAATTAAGATCAAGACTTAAAATAGATAAAGATGATTTTATTATTGGATTTGTTTTTAGAAATCAGTTAAGGAAAAGCGTTCCAAATTTACTAGAGGGTTACAAAATATTTTGCGAAAAAAATCCAGAATGTTCGGCTAAATTATTATTACATACTCATTGGAAGGAAGGTTGGGATATACCTAGATTGATAAAAGAAAAGGGTATAAACCCTAAAAACGTTTTAACAACATATGTTTGTGCGCATTGCAAAAATTTTGAAATCAAACCTTACGAAGAAGAAAAGAAAGATTGCGGTTTATGTGGTGCAGAGAAAACCCAAGTAACCCCAAACACTAGGCTTGGAGTTACTGAAGAACAGCTTAATGAGATTTACAACCTGATGAATGTTTATTGTCATCCTTTTACCAGCGGAGGTCAAGAAATACCCATACAGGAGGCGAAACTTGTAGAGCTTGTAACTTTAGTAACTAATTATAGTTGTGGTGAAGATTGCTGCACAGAGGATAGTGCTGGACTACCTCTTAGTTGGTCAGAATATAGAGAGCCAGGCACTCAGTTTATCAAGGCTAGTACAAATCCAGAAAGTATCGCAAGTCAGTTAAAAAAAGTTTACAGCATGAAAGACTCTAAACTCAAACTTCTAGGTGAACAAGCTCGCGACTTTGTAATAAAAAACTATAGTATAGAGGCTATAGGTAAAAAATTAGAATCTATCATAGATAACATGCCTGAAGTAAATTGGGATTATGATTTTAAACCTATTGAAAAAAACCCAAACTATATTCCACCTGAAATAAAAAACGACGACGACTTTATAAAAGATATATATAAAAATATATTACAATTAGACGTAAACGAATCAGATGATGGATTTAAACACTGGAAGAATAGACTATCCACCGATATGGATAGAGACGGAGTATTACAACATTTTCAACAAGTAGCTAAAAAAGAAAACAAAAAGCAGGAAAAAATAGATTTTACTGATATTTTAGATAAAGAAGACGAAGGAAATAGAATTTTATTTTCAATGCCTCAAAGTATAGGAGATATCTACATGTCTACATCTTTATTGAAAAATATAAAAGAACTATACCCAAACTATAATATTTATTATGCAACAAAGCCTGAATACTTTGAAATATTAGACGGAAACCCTTATATTCATAAAGTAATTCCTTACAGTAAATCTTTAGATAGCTTACCGGCCATGGAAGGACAAGGTAACCATAAAGGTTTTTTTGAGATAGCTTTTCTTCCTTTTATTGGAACTCAAAAAATGTTAAATTACATTCACAATGGAAAAGATAAAATACAATTCGAATTATGCACTTAATAGAACAATATGCACTTTCATGTGGGGTTAAAATAGATAAACCCTTTATCGAGACTTCTTTTTTCCCTTCTCCATTTAATAAATATATTACAATTCATGCTAGTAGCGGAATGGATTCGAAAAATTACGACTACTATAATGATGTAATAGAAATGATATTGCCCTTTTTGCAAAAAGAAGATATACATTTGGTACAGATAGGGGGAAAAGACGACATAAAATTGAATCACTGCGAGCATTTAAATGGAGCGACAACAATAAGACAAACAGCTTACATAATAGAAAAAAGCTTATTACATTTTGGCAACGATTCATTTTCTACTCACGTAGCGTCTGGTTTTAATAAAAAAATAGTTTCGCTATACAGCATATTATATAAAGAATGTTGTGGGCCTTATTGGGGAGATAAGAAAAATCATATACTACTAGAGTCTCACAGAAAAGGTTTAAAACCTTCTTTTTCTAATAAAGAATTACCTAAAATGGTAAACTTAATAAAACCAGAAGATATTGCCAGAGGAGTATTGGATTTATTAGATATACCTCATAATTTAAATAATATAGAAACAATTCATATAGGCTCAGAATACCATCTCCCATCTCTATCTGTTATCCCAAACCACGTCATGCCGGCAACATTCGCACAAGGTCAACCGATAAACATTTGGGGGCACGAATTTTTTGACGAATCAAATATAGTAGAATGGGCATATAATAGAAAATGTAATATTTTTCTTAATCAACCAATGTCGGTAAAATATTTAGATGTTATCAGACATAATATAAATCAAATTAATTATTTCGTAAATAAAGACACGGACCCAAAATACTTTAAAACACTAGAGCGAGGTGGAGTTAAATTTAAATTATTATGCGAAAATGAAAACGATTTAAATGAACTAAGATTACATTTTTTCGACTGGGAAATACATGCCCACAAAAAAACAACAAAAAAAGATCTTGACAATATAGATAAAGTCTGCGATAATACTCGTTATAAAAGTCAAATTAAAGTAATATCAAACGCAAAAATATATAATAGTAAAGCTGCATGGAAAGAAAATGAACAAAACAGCGACACAATTATCGACACACCAGAATTCTGGGAACAAATTAAATCATTTAAACTTTACAACGAAAAATAATATGTCAACAAAAACAACCGCAGATAATTCAGTTACATACGAATCTCAAGCAACCATAAAATCTTCCAAAAAATCTATCCCCGAAAAATATAAAAATGGCCCAGGTCGTTTTTGTAGAAATGAATTCGGACTACTAAATGAAGTAGATTATGAATTTGATGAAGATGGTTCGGTAAATTGGAGGTCAATGATTAAAGATGAACATTTATTCCCTAATAAGTCATGGTTTGATTTACGTAAAAAAGATGTACCGCGAACAATTGATGGACTAAAAGATCATCAGTTACTCATTAAGCTTTCAGGAATTAAAGAGCTCGCTAAGCTAAGAGGCTTCTCAGATGTATCTTATGAAGTCGTAAAATGTCAAGCAGACCACGTTGCAGTTATTTGTAGGGTTACATTTTTACCTAATTATGAAACTGGAGGCAAAGCAGTTACTTTTCAAGACATGGCAAATGCAACGTTAAATAATACAAGTAGTTTTGCAACTAAATTTTTAGAGACCATTGCATGTAACCGTGCGTTTGTTCGTTGTGTTAGAAATTTTCTCAATGTTCATATTGTAGGCGATGATGAGATAGATAAATCATCCAACAATAATAATGCTCAAGTTAATATATCAGCCACATTAACTCCTTATTCAATGATCGAAAACTTAGCTAAGGATAAATTAAATTGCGGAAATTTCGAAGAGTTTAAAGTAGTACTTCGTGATTGGTGGGCTTCAGGAAAATATAAAAATGATGAAGTCAAAAACTGGAATGATTATTCAGATATTCCTGCAACGCAAGCAAGAATACTAATGAAAGTCATGAATGAATAAAATTTAAAAATCAAACGCAGTTCACTGTATCATTAAGTTTATTCTTAATTCAAGTTATCATTGCGTTTAATTTTCTAGTTTAGATATTCTTTCCTCTAAAGATTCTATTATTTTTTGTTGTTCTTTTATTGCGCCTACCAATAACGAAGTTACTCGATCGTATTTTACTGCTTTAAACCCATTTTCTCTAGTAGTTACTATTTCAGGAGCTACCTCTTCAACCTGTTGAGCGATAAGTCCTATATCGTGACCAGAATAAACCTCTTGATTATCGTTCCAATTAAATTCTACAGCGTCTAACGATAAGATTTTACTCAAAGGATTTTCTATTAATGTAATATCATCTTTTAATCTTTCATCGGAAGATGTAAATGCAACAACATCCCCATTTACATGTAGTCCATTAAAACAACCAACATAAAAAGCGTCAGTTAAAGCGGCAGTAGTAAAACTTCCTATAATATGAGTATTAACTTTATCTTCAATTTTATTTCCATATCCTTGTATAATAGAACACCCTCTTGAATTTTTAATAATATTATTTTGTCCGGCTAATATTGCATTAATTCCGTCATACCCACCTCCAAACAAGTTAGAATCTGATGGAGGCAAAGGGTTATTAGTTATAGTCCTCGGAGGATTTATTGAATCAGGATTGTCAGTGTTTATATCAGGAATACTCATAATGATATATTATTGTTAGTGTTAGTATCGTTTGAATAATATTTTCCAGCAAAGTCTGGATAGGTAGCTTGATTCCAAATAAACATCCATGATCTACTTTCGCTCCAAATCCAGTGTCCTTGATTACTATATGAATTACTAATATAGATCCATCCATCATATATAGTATTTGGGGCAAGACCAAAAGCCCAATAATTACTTTCAGATCCTTCATTAAAACTGGGTATAACATATAAAGTGAGTGAAACATCATTATAAAATCCATACTCAATATGCATCCAAGAGTATGGAGTTGATCTTAGAATTTCATCACCTCTTAATATTTTTTCTGAGATTTGAACTATCGCTCCGAATTTAGAATTATTTATGGTATAATCATAAGTACTCGAAGAAGCTTCGCTTGCTATTACAGCGTCAGTACCGTTTCTTCCGAAAAGATAGGCGCTCAAAGGAAATCTCTTAGAATCAAGTATAACTTTTCTCTGGCTTGAATCATATATCGTATCAATATACGAACCAAAGCTAATAGCTGGTGGATCATACTCTATAGTATTATATTTTCCTGCGATTATACTTTGACTACTCCCTCCGTCAATTGAATTATTAACACCTGCCCCAATTATATTCGCTCCTGCATTACCGCTAACAAACTGAGGCATTTCATTGTTAAATCCACCACCAATAAAAGAGAAATTATCTCCAACATTATTATCAAAACCTCCACCTATTGTAGAGAATCTCCCGGTTATATCATTATATGCTCCACCGATAATCGCAGAAGCCAATCCGTGATATCCACCATAACCAGTAATACTATTATCGTAGCCACCCCCAATAAATGTCGCGTTTGTTCCATCTAAGCTATTAAACCCAACAGTAGACCCTCCAGCTGTAGCATCTATGCCATTTAATATGAGAGATCCTTTTAATTCTATTCTTTCCGAAGAAGAATCAAACTTAATATGAGAATTTGTATCACCTACTTCAAACTGGGTTACATCTTGATTTGAAATTTTTGTATTAGATAGAATGAATCCTTGTGTAGAATCGCCAAACGTTTTCGCTGGAGGTGATTTAATTACGCCTCCAGAACCAACATTAGGGTTTTCTGGATCTGAGGTGCCTAAGGATAAACTATGAGTAATTGCGACATCATTAGCTAATAACAAATCAGTTGCAACACTTTTAAATTCTGCTTCAAAATCTTGCCATTTACCATTATTCAAGTCATTAACAAAATTGTTGGTGCTAGTATGATCTTCTATGGCTATCCAGTAACTACTATTATTGTGGTTATAATAAACAACGTCTCCTCTAGCAGATGTCTCTTCTGCGCCTATATATGACTCATTAGCAGCCCATTTACCTCTATAAACAACACCGACTCCTTTGTTACCTTGTTTTGACAAAGAAAATGTTTGAGTTTTATATATAATAGTTGGATAACCTTCGTCATTTTGAGCTGTAATTTTAAACTTTATAAAACCTGAATCTGCGCTTCCAAAATTTACGCCTGACTGAATTCCAGAAGTTGAGCAAGCTTTACCGCTGACGGAGAGAGTTTGGTTGCCAATAAAAGCACTCTTAGAGACCACTTCTACCTTAAAACGAGAATTAGCAATTGTTCCAGTAGTGAATTCTAATTCTGTACTTCCTTGATAAACCCTAATTTCAGTATTGCTTCCCGAAACATCTATGACGCTATTATAAGATTTAGTCAAAGAATGAGCTTCATTACTCAAAATTGATGTGATAACATCAGAACCGTCTTGAATTGCATATATAGTTACTTCGTCTGAAGCTAATATATTAGTTCCGCCGTCTTCACTTATTTCAACTTTTACTTTAATTGGTTCAAAAATATCAGAAGGAGCAGTAAAGGTAGCGGTATTTGAACTAGTGCTGGATGTAAAAGAGCCAACAGTAGTATTAGATATACTCCATTTATAATAATTAGTTGTGCCAGTCAATTGATTAAATGCGTTAGCAATAAAGTTTACCTGCTGTGAGCCTATTCTCTTTCCTCTTGTGTCGTATTTTATACCTTGTCTGCTTGCAGTTAAGTCAACTTTTCTTGCAATTGCTCCATCTTTAGTCAATGTTATATTTTGTCTAATTTTAAAAGTCCTTACTCCTCCATCATGATCAACTGTACGAATAGTATATTCTATATATCCAGTTGTTAAGGCAATATTTTTCCATGCTGTAATGTTACTAACAGGTTTATTATTTATATTTTGAAAAGTATAACCCTGTATACTAGAAGATAAAGTTCTATTTGTTACATAAAAACTATTTGGCGTAGTTCCGCTTGATGTTCCCCTGTAAGTTAATTCATTAGTTCCCTCAAAACAGCTAATTGTATTTTCTGTATTACTGTAATCATAATCTGTTACAGCGCCTGAACTAGTATTTTTAACTGGTATATTTGCAAATTCCTGTGTTTGCAAAATAGTGATACCATTAGAGCCTTCCTTTAATCCAAATATAGTTACTTGATCAGTAGCGCTAAGTTTTTCAACACCGGCTACAGGGTCGTAATCGTAAGCTTTACATAATATTGTTACAGGAATATGAGCGCTATCATATGAAGCTGGAATATCATTATGAATATACTCACTCGTAGTGCTTTTATTTTGAATTTTATTATTAAAGTTTCCAGAGAAAAATTCGAACTTAGGATAACTTGTTCCATTATTTGGGTAAAAATTTTCTACAGAAGCTGTGACAGTAACGCTTGAAGGTGTGGGATTGATACCCAAAGAGTTATACTCAATTGTTTGATCCGTAGCTGTTAATGTAAGATTTCTTCCCGCAGAACCTTCTTTTATTTTGCTAAAAGTATACAACCTTTCAAATTCAATAGGTCCGAGATCTGATCTTGTTGAACCAGCTTTATAATGATTATCCTGTAAGGTTATTTTTAAAAATCCAGTAGTTAAATAATCTGGCAGATTTGTTAGTTCTATATTTAATTGATCAGATGAATTTTTAGTAGCGCTATATGATATACCGGCATCACTTTTTTCTATGCTTTTACAAGAATATGTACCGGTTTGATTAGATCCAGAAAGATATTCATAAGTTTGATAACCTTTCATAAATATAGCATTAGTAGAAAAGTCCTTAAAATCAGAACCGTGAACGCGATTATTTTCGTCAGAAGGAAATGAAACGTTTTCGTTATCTAAAAATACTGTATATGAGTCTTTTCCTGGAAGCGCTCCATATATAGTTACAAAATCACTAGCAATAACTTGAGTATTATGTACTCCACTAATTTCAACATGAGCAAGAAATGGAGTGTCATCATAATCATTAAATTTTTGATCTAAATTATTTATAGTATAACTAGAGTTATTTCGCTGATTAGCTATCTCTACTAAATTATCTAAATCCTTACCAGTAGAAAATATATAATGCAATGAACCATATGTATTATATGGAACAGCTTTTAATGATAGTGTTTTATTATTGTCTTCAAATTCTCTATCGTAATTATATTTATAAACTTGTTGAGCAGCATCTAATTCAACATATATAGAAGCCGCGCCATCTGCAATAAAGTTAACAGAAATTGATCTTTCGGTAGAAGTTTTTTCTCCAGAAGCAGATATTAAAATTGAATTACATGTATTAGGTAATGTAGAATTAATTATATGATCAAATCCGGTGACACTAAATTCTGCTCTTGCCTGCTTAACGAATCCATCTGTAAAATCCTCAGACGGATCATATGTAAATCCACTAATATCATATTTTCCATTTGAATCGCGATCATCGTAACCAAATATTGGAATTATATTTCCACCAACAAATACTTTATCCGCTCTAAATCTAACCTCATCAGATTCAATAGAGCTATTTTGAAATCTAGCAATAATATCACAAACATCATTATCATCTTCAGGTATATAGGTTCCATCTGATTGCTCAACATAAAAAAACGAATTAGGTTCAGCGGTCATATCTGGAAACGTATATTCTTTATCGTCTTCAGTTCTTAATTTTCCGGCAAGAGTTAATACCCCATTATCAAAATATAATCTACCATCGTCTCCTGCGAATACAAAACTTCCATCTCCGCTTACGGCAAAACCTTTTTGTTGACCCGTGCTAGTTGGAGCTAAACCAGAAAAACCTACACTTCTTATTTGCCCAGTTCCGCCTACTTGGATATCCTGACTTCGTACTTCTGCAGATCTAATTTTATCTGCAGTTAATGTATGGATTTTAGCGCTCGTTATGGCTGCTTCTCTTATATGAGCGGTTCCTATTGATGCATTTGCAAAAGCGTGCCACATAGGAGTAGCGGTACCTGCAGCATTACGAGCAATAATAAAATCATGCTCTTCTCCCAATAAAGAGGGTTTTAAGTTATTATTATAAGGGTCTCCATTTAATTCTGTAGTGTCTCCCTCTCCTGCAGGATGATATTTCGATGTGTTATAATTACCGCTGTAGAGAATATTTCGAAGAGGATTACTTATACTACTATTCAAAGGGCCTCCCCCAGGACCAGTTAGTCCTAAATCCCCACTTTGTTGACTTGTGAGTGGAGTTACATCATATCCATGAGTAGCTTGTTTACCTGTCGCGCTCCAATATACATACGGTTCATCAGTATCAGCGAATCCTTCTCCTATTACATAACCAGTTCCATTGTAATAAACAAAATGTCTATCCCAACTAATTTGGTTTGTTGATGGATAATTATCAAAGAAAGGGTCGTTAGGAACTAAAGCTAAAACATTAGGGAATGAATCTGTCAAGTTTTGTTCGAAATCGGCGAGGTCAGTTGTTTTTGCTTGACCCAAGATTAACTCAAGCCCCTTCACGTCATCTGTACTCAAATTAGCAGCTCCAGTAAATGGACCTTTATTTCCAACTTGATCTACTGGCCTAACCCAAAAATATCTTTTATCATTTATTCCTCCTTTATGAGTGATTTGAGATAATTGAGAAATTGCCGGACTATTTAATATATTAGTTGCATTTGTAATTCCACTTCCAGGGTCTTGAAGTTCTGGAGGTATAGGACCAACACTACTTAATTCTTGTCCAATTCTATTAAATCCTGTATTAGACGCCTGAGTTAAATTAACATTTAATGTACCAAAATGCAAATGATCATCTTCTGATTCCCAAATTTCATAATATTTAACATCGTCAGGAACAATATCTAATCTTCCTACGCTATAATTTGGCGCTGCCCAGTTAAGAAAATAGTTTTCAAATGCAGTATCTCCACTGAAATCTATAACAGGCCCAGGAACTAAATTTTTAAGAATATTTTCAGATATAGGACCAGCAGGAATACTTGGATCTTGACTACTATATCCCTTGGGATATATCTTAATAAGGTCTAAGGCTCCTTGATTATTTTCTAAATTATATACATCACCACTACCAAAAGCATCGAAAGGTAATATCTTGTAATAGTAGCCAGTAATTTCATCATTTATAGGAGGAGAATCAACAATAGTAGTTATATTTTGTCCAAAAGTAGAGTCTCCAGCTCCTAAATTTATTTTAACCAAGGGAGAATCTATTTCTTGCCCACCAACATTTATCTTACCGACTTTATCTATAGCGAATCCACGATCATCATATATGCTAAAATTAGGTTGAGTAGATCTATACAAATGAACTTTAGTGGTAGATTCTTGAGCTCCAAAAGCATAATTAAAATTAAATTTAACTTTAGTTACTTCGCTAAATGGATCTACATTAAAACCGTTAGCTAAAATACTAGGCTCATAATTTTGTCCGATAATCTTTTCTTTTTGAATTATTTCTCCATAATTATCCAATATCGCGACCTCTAAACCAACCGATCTTTTTCCGCTCTGAGGAATACCTATATGTTTAAATACTATATCATCATATTTAGTATCTCTTTCCCATATAGGCATCCAGTGAGAATTTATATAATTAATATCATCAACACCCCCAGCATCAGTTGTAGCAAAGATAGGTTGTCCGGTCGGATTATTTTGTAAAGCTTTATAAACAATATCTTCACTATATACAAGATCATTAGCATTATAATTCGCAAACTCATCATAAAACGAAACTTGTAATTGAAATTTATCGGAAACTTCTGGAGTCTGTTCTTCCCAATTAGCAGAATCTATAGATGGGTCGATAGTAATAGGTGAAGATATATTTGCTTTTGCTTTGAACACAGAATCCTTATAGTCTACCCCTTCAGTGGCGACTCTCCAGAAATCGCTTTCTATACTAGGAGTTATAGCATTACCAATAGATTGAGATCTTAAAGCTATATAAGCTTCTCCGCTATACAAAACAACAGAATCTTGCTCATATCTTATATCTTCTTCAAAAATTGAGACATTAGATTTTGGTGAAGTAATTATGTCTCCAGAGTTATATGAATCATATTCATTAAAAAATCCATTAGTATATTCTGGACCAGAGTTTTGAGTTGATTTATAAACATTACCCCCATAACTTACTACATCCGAGTGAGGAGTAGAACTTCTATAAATATAATTCCTAGCAGAATCCCAATCAGAGTAAGAAGGTCTAATAAAAGGAGTTGATATACTATTTTGCGATTTTATTTCAAATAAACCTAAGTTAGTAGTTACATTTTTAGGTCCAGAATCAGGAGAGTAAACAGTCGAAGAGCTAAAATCATAAGCGTCAGAAGGAAATCCTCCGGCTTTATAAATTGCGTTATTTATTTCTCTGGTATATTCATAATTGTTAAATACTTTAGCGTTATGCAAACCTTCTACTTTTTCTTTTTCGCCTTGATCATTTAATGCGGCGGATGAAGCTTCATCTCCAACGGTTATTCCAGATAAAAACAATTCGGTATCTGCATCAAATAAAGAGCCGCTAATACCTAATAAAGATGGAACATCTGATTCAGTAAATATAAATTTTCTTTCAGATAAATCAACGGAATTCCCGTCATTATCAACTAAGTCCCAATCAAATATTAAATCACTATCTCTTTCTCTAAATCTTAAATTATTTATTCTAATCAAAGAAGTAAAATCCTGCAAAGGACCTTCTTCATGTAATCCTGTTGTTGTTAGATTATAATTTTTACCAGGACCAAAACTATCATTAGCTTCAAATCCATAATAATAAGAATAACCAAATACCTGCATCTGCTCATGATTGTTTTCAGTAGCAGTTTCCTCTATGTATTTAAAGTCAAAAGGTTCTTCTAATTGATTCCAATAATTAGAGTTTGCAGGACTATTAGATGAACTTGCTGTATGAGTAGCTCTTGCTTGGTAAACAAGTCCGTCAGAATGAAGAATAGTTTGATTTCTTTCGTATACCTTATTAGGAATATTTCTCCACGGACTCGCATTTTTTAAATTAGTATAATAGTAAAAATTATCATGAATACTATCACTAGAAAATAGATTTTTTTCTGATGGTATAGCAATCCCGCTTATTTTAACAAAGGAAAAATCGTTATCAACAGAAGACCAAGAAAAAGAAGTGCTAGAGCCCCTCATTGAATGAGAAAATGAATTTATAGTTGGCTCGTAATTTATTCCCGTAAGTATACCTGTGCAAGTCCTTCCAAAAGAATCGTAAGCTACAATTTCAAACGAATTAACTCTCTCCAAATCTAAATCGATAAAAGAAGCTGGATCTATATCTAATTCAAAATTTCTGTAAAAACTTAAAGCTTGCGCAGGCTCAGATGAATTAAGTTTTACCTGAAGAGCTTCAGAGTCATTTAATATTGAATTACCAACAACTATACCATTTACTCCTCTTTTGATTGTGACTTCAAAATGATCAAAAAAATCATCATTAAGCAATTCTGAACTTAAAGATGAACCTTCTTGAGCGTGACCTACAGGAGGAATTAATTCCCACTGAATTTTACTTTTTTTACCAAGAAATTCGGATTGAGTTACCAATAAATCTCCTTCTTCTTCTGGAGTTATTACATCAATAATATTATTCTGACTAGCAGGGGGAAGACCTGCGATACGTAAGTTATTAAAAGTAAATGTTCCATCGAAATTTGGCGGACTAATAGTAATCCTTTCTTGTATAAATTCAGAACGAATACCTATATTACTTATAGCATAAACCCTAACATCAAATACTCCATAATTACCTTTTAAAGGTATAGTTTTTCTAACAGTATTATTTGAAGATCCTCGATCATTATTTATTAAAGAACTTCCAACCCCAAGATTATATTGAAAAGAATAATTATCAGAAGTACCAACAACCTCATATGCTGCATCTAAATCTTCAATATCGAACTTTATTCCTAGAGTTGTTGTAGCCATTATATTAAATAGTTAAATCAGTTAACACTAAATTTTCCGGAGGTTCTGGTAAAGACATATCCGCTTGAGGCGGAATAGGTAGTGCAGGCATTTTAATTGATAAATTTTTATCCACAGAATCAAATTTTGAGTCATTATACTCCATACCATTTACTTCGAATTTTCTATCCTCAACTTCTTTCACAGAAAGAACTCTAAATAATTGAGACTCAAAAGATCTAAATAATCTATTTTGAATAGATTCTATATACTCTACACTTCCTTTCTCGTTGATTGTAGCATTAAAAATTGAATATGCATGACTAGAATCAATTAACTCAATTTCATCATTGCTAATAAAAATAATATTCCAAGTTTTATTAATTACATTATCATCTAAACTAGAAGAGCTTGAGTCAAAATCTCTTATAGTAATTTTATTGTTTTTAAAAAAATCTAAACCGTGCCCTGATTCAAATTTTATTCTTAAAGCGTCCATGTTAGTAACATCATTATTTAACGATGAAACTTTTTCCCAATCACTTATAACTGTTGAATGATAAGCGGGATTTTTCTGTACATCTTGCAAAGTTAATTCTGCTTCCACCTCTGAGGGGGTTACTCCTAAAAATTGTTGAATCTGAGAACTGCCCATATTTGCTTTAGATGTAATCCAAAAACCGGAAGAAGAAGCAGCGTGTAAAATTGAAAAATCTCCTCCATCAGGAATGCTATAAATATCATTTTTTGAATAGTTATGGTTCTCTTGAAATACAAAAAACATTAACGGAGAAAAACTAGAACCTGTTTGTAAAAACTTCACATATATCCATTTTTGATCATTACTAGACCACCAGTATTGATTATATAAATTATTAGTAGTAGACACCCACCCAAATTCCGCAGACCAAAACCAAAAAAATTCATTGTCATCATTTCTTGCATAATTCATTGATCCGATATAAATCCATCCTAATGAAGTAGAAAATATAAAACCATTATCACTTGGTATATTAACAGTTCCAAACATTAAAGATTCATACCAATCACTTTCAATTTCTGAAGTAAAAATAAAATAGTTTTCTAAATCGCTTGGGTTATGAGTCGCTTGTTCTGTAATTTCTGATCCAAAAATTCCTTGTAAAGAGTATGATGCTCCAATTTCTACTTGATCAATATATCTTTTCGTAAAAGTTGAGCTTTCTACAGCAAAGTAATGAAGTCCACCTGTATTAGAAAACTGGTCTCGTCCACGGTCTGAGATATTTATATGATCGCCATTTAATGTCGAAGCTACTTGAAATGTATGTAATCCAGCATTAACAACAAAATAAGAAGAAGATCCAACTCTAAGTTTATCTAGACCAGCGGGTAATAATCCAGATGAAATGAATCTAACTCGATCTCCGTTTTCTAAATTATGATTGTATGCCTTAATAACATTTTTATTTAAATCAACAGAAAAAGGAATCTTAACTATTAGATTAGATAAAATTGTTTTTTGTCCTTGAGGTCCAAATTTATTAATATTTTCATTAACTCCTATACTAGCCTGAAACTTAATAAATTGAGGTGTATTATAACTTTCAATTTCAGCATCTTGATCTTCGGAAGATTTATGTGAAGAAGCTCTTCCGTCTATGATTTTATCAGTCAGAAAAGGAAGTCCTACATTTACTGAAAACTCAACTTTATTTATGGAAACAAAGTCTTTTGCAGATTTATCTATCAAAATATATGGAGACTCACCTTCAAACGAAGATATATCCAAAACCCTGCCACTCATATTCTTACCAGCTCTATTTTCATCAGACACTTCGAAAATTGCACCAGGATATAAATAAGAACCTTCTTCAGAGGTAGTAAAGCTTATTTTTTCATTTTCTAATTGAGACGAGTACAAAACCCATCTAGCTAATCTTCTAGCTTGAGTTTCAGAGGTTATTCCTAAACCCATAACCTCATTTTCTTGATATCCATAAACCCTCATAGCTGCAGAATCTTCTTCATATACTAAATCTGGCTTATAGTTTTTATTTTTATTATTAAACCGAACTAAACAAGATGTAAATTTTTTATTTTTATCCATACCAGAATACATAAATCCATTCTCTCGATCTATATTTGAATTATTAAATAAAATAATTGGATCTTTTTGGCTGTCCTGTATAGTTAAAATTTTACCAAAATCATACCCAATAATTCCTCTGAATACAGAAGCTAAATTGTTCATAACCGTCAAAGCCTCGCCTCTTTCGTGGAGATATGTGCTGCATGTAAACCGTGGTTCTATAACAGGATAGTTTTTTTGTAGGCAGGCGGCGCCTAATGTTCTTCTTCTTCCATTTATTGAAAAAGTCGAAGGTATTTCTTCTAGCGATGGGCCAAATACAGTAATACTTTTTTTTGCTGGATTAGACTCTTTTAAAACTCTTTCTTCGATAACTATTTCGCCTCTACGAACACACGAATTCTTTCTTACTAACTGCCTGGCATTATTTTGCTGCATGGTTGATTCTGAAAAATTATGTTGATACATAAAAATAGCTACTTTAAGACCTTGAAATTCAACACCTTCACCAAAATCTTTCCTAAATTCGCCTTCAGAATAAGAGGTGTATTCAATATCAGTACCATTAGAGTTATAAAAACCGTTTTGATGAAAGCTAATTTCAAAACTTCCCTCTTCTCCGTCTCCTTCTTGATTAGATATATTGTTATTTGTAGCACACGACCGAGGGGAAAAAGTTAATGTTTCGGGAGGGTGTCTAGTTTCAACCAGTTCGTCACAATATTTTGCGGCTTTATATAATTGCCATTTATCTATATTATATTCCTCTAAACCATATTTTCCCAATCCATATCTAGGATTTTGCACTAAATCATAAAATATCCAAGCAGGGTTGTCTGTCCAATATCTAAATTCGTCAGAAATATTATTAACAGAACCTCCATCAATAGTTTGGCCTTTAAAAAATCCATTCCAAGGACCCTTATATTTCCTAGATATAGGATCGTAATTTGAAGGGATTAATACTTTCTTTAATTTTAAATGATACGCCCTAGAAGGTAGTTGACTAAAATTTTTACTATCAAATTTTATTTTACATAAAGCGCTATGAGGGTAGCTTAATTTAATTGAGGATCTTTCTTGTACATCAGAAACTTGCAAAAGCCTTTGTTTTCCTATTCCTCCTACAGAATCCAATCGACTTTTATTTTCTTCATCGTCAGTAGAATCATATTGCCCCCCACCTGTTTTATCCGCAGGGTCATATTCTGAGCTTAATTTCACAACAGTTATAATCGTAGACCCCTGCATCGCATTATAATTTTCTTCTGGATCAAATTCTATTTCAATATCAAATTTATAAGGAGATGAAGCAATACCCTCTATTATAAAGAAATTATCTCTCGAGATACTTAATCCTACATTAGAAGAGTCGCCATTTCCTTGGTCTGGCAATGATTTAATCCATGGATTAAAAATGTGACCAAGAGTTAGAAGGTCCTCTCTAGAAAGATCCCCAAGCATAGAAAACGGCCCTCTTTTAAAACTTAATGAGGATTCTTTTTTCATATCGACCAAGCCATCAACCTCGTCAGTATTCTTCCATTTTAAATAAATATCCAATTCTTCATTAGTTACCTGACTGCCGTTTACGTAAGCAAGGCCGGCTCTAATTTTACCTTCAGGCGTGTTGAGTCGATTTGATTTAGAGAAGCCTTTTCCTAAAGCAATTTTTGACGATCTAGCCGGAGAATTTATATAAGTAGCAACTTTCACATAAGTATTTTTTTCCTCTGCAAATTCCGCAGCCCTTTTCGATTCTTCTATTCGTTCAATTTCTTGTTGTTTTCTCATCTCAGCATAATTTAATTCAACAATGTCTCCCTCCTTGTCATAAAATTTTAGACTTATAACTCCCGATGAAAGATCTAATATATTAACAGGGCTTCCTTTTTTAGATATATAAACAGAGAATCTGCAAGAATTTCTTAAAGTATTACCTTGATCGTCGCTTTGAGAAAGCTGCACGGCCATAGTGATAATGCATTTATTTATAAATTGATTTCTTATTGCGTGAGTAAATTTTTTAGCTCCATTATTTACAGCGTCTTGAGCGAAAGTGTATTCTGATTTTTTCTCACCATTATCATATGGACTTGCACCATAAAGAAGAGTGTCGTATTCGATTACATATGACACCTCATCAGTCATTATTTTATACTCATAATCATTGCCGTAAGATATTTCTGGCATTTCTTCTTCTTCATTAAGAATGAAATTAAAGCTACCTTCCTTAAGGGAGTTTGTAGTAACTGTTTTTCCTCTAAATAGAAGGGGAATCTTAGATGTAGTAAGAGTTGATGGATTTTTTACAGGCACTCCATTAAGAAAAATTCCTTCGCGAATATCATTCCCACTTATAGCTCCTCCAGCTTGACTTACGAACCCTTCAATAGGGCCTTCGGATAATAAATCTATATATTCTACATTAGTATAAGACTCCAAAGACAGATCGCTTTTGCTATTCGATTTAAGAATATGCGTACTTTTTTTTGCATCTATAGTAGTAGACCCAACTTGTAGCCTCCCATAACCTAAAGGAACAGGAATACCTTGAGCCGTTTTATTCTGAGAGGATGAAAGCAAATATGATTTTGTTGAAATTTGCTTTCCTGGTTTAGGTGGCTCAGGGGGCTTGAATAGAGCTTGCATTACAAAACTGATTGCAACACTTACTGCAATAGCTTTTATAAAGCCTGCCGCAGTAAAACCTGCTCCTGCTCCTGCGCCAATACCCATCGCAGTACCTAAAGTGCCAAGACCAGTCATTAATGCCGACCCGATTCCAATTGCAGCAGTACCAACGGCTGTTGCTAATCCTACAATAGCGCTTACTACAAATCCTCCTTGAATTGCGCAAACTAAATGAATCTCTTTATTTTTGTATTTCATTTCAAAATCTTTAGTCAAAACAACATCTTCAGGGGATATACTTTCCTTATTTTTGGGCTCGTACTTTGAGAGCATAATATACTCAGTTCCTTCCGACTTTAATTTATACATATGCTCAAAAAACCCGTCCAGATTACATTCTAGAGCCCACATAAGCTCAGGGATAGTTTTTGCGTCAACCTCTAATTTATGCACAAACTTCTTACCTAAATCTCCATGTAAATAAACCGTCTTCATCCTTATACCTTAAGCTTATTACACTAATTATTTAAAAAATAAAAACTATCATCAATAACTCCATAAATTAAAAAAGGGATATCAATTTGCTTCTGGAAGATGATATCAGTTCTTGATGGTTTACACGTTCCTATCACATGAGAATGATAAATGCATGAAACATCTTTTTCAATTAATAATATTGGATTTATAAAAAAATGATATTTCGGTTTTTGACTTAAATTTTTACAATAATAAACTTCCCCATTCTCAATAAAGCCGCATACTTCTTCATTCAAATTTTGTAAAGCGTATTCTTTAATTTTTTCCTTAATCTCTTTTGAAATTATCATCCCTCAATTGGAAATCTTTCTGTGCCAGGAAAACCTCCAAACGGAAGAGAATTATTTTTTGATTTATTGTATTCCTGTAATTCTTCGCCAAACCTTAGTTGACAAGCATCTAAAGTCTTACGGCATTCGTCTTTTATCCAGTAATCGTTATCGACAAAAGGGTGATGATCTTTAGCGATTTCGTGTGCTTGAACACATACAAAAACATTAGGAGTTGTCCTGTAAGGATTATTAGAGCCTTTTCCTATAATTTTTACTATATCTCCCAAGGAATAACCGTTTATATTTTGTGAATTACCATTTTTGCCATATCGATTCCACTCAGGAATATCATTAAAAGTCAAATTACTATCAATGCTTCCCCCTGCTCCTGCTTTATTTTTGTTTTTAGCGAAACCAGTTATTAAGCTAGTTTCGTCCGAAGCCTCTATAGGAAGCCCTTTGTATCCACAACCTATACTACACCTATATTTCCAAGTACAATAAGCAGACAAAACAGTTCTTCCAGGAACAAATGTGTTTTCGAGTTCTAAAGCAGAAACTAATTCAAGTTCGATTAAGTTTTTAGCATCTAATATTTTTTTATTCACAAAAAATATATCATCAGGAAAATGAGCATCAGAATCAGGAGAACCAAAATGATTATCTCCGGCATCATTCGTGTTTCTGTTGAGATAATTTTCTGCATCCAAAAATCTAGCATAAGTTCTTTTTCTTGAAATTTTACAATTAGCGAAATCCTTATTAGTTTTTAGTATCAAAGAGAAAATGCCATCTGGATTAGCGATTTTAAGTCGAGGCCTAGGAAGCTTCCCGTCTCCGGTTTTTTCAAAACCATCTGTTTCTATAGGTAAAGGTTGATACGCTTTACCTTGCCAATAAATTGGATTAGCGCCATTGATCATACCGCAAAATCTATATATGGAACTGTCCCCAAAATTAATATCAGCAATATCATTAAAATAAGCAACATTTTCTTGCATAATACTAAAATCTATCTCATATAGCTCTATAAGAGCATCAGGAGCTATAGAAAGCATTTGCTTTGATAGATTTGATGTTGATTTACTCATTTACTTCTATATATATTTGAATTTGACCTTCTTGTGGACTTAGAAATGTATCACTCTCTATTATAACATTTTGAGAAAAATATCTATTTTGTTTAGATAAAACAACCTTATTCGTTTCATAATCACTAGCCGAATGAACTTGATGATAATAATAATTAAATAAGTCAGCGTGGTACTTCACATAAGCTTCGTAATCATTTGATCCATTTACTGTAGGCATAAATCTACCTTCGCCATTTCCATTGTTTTGCCAATGACTCGCCCCCCATGAAGCTATGGAAGTTGCGCTTGATTTCAAAGTTCTTACTAAAATTTCATCATTATTTTGATCCACAAGGAAATCTTCTATATCTAAACTTGAAGGAAGGTAAACTACATAAAGATAACCTCTTTGACCAGGCTTTAACTTATTTGTTTTTCTAATAGAAGTAAATATAGAAGATATAAAGTAACTAGATTCAGAATAGTTGGTGGATTGCCCAGAAGTAATTCTCTTTATATCTCCATTATTTCTTTGAAAATATTCATTTAATTCAACTCCATTTGCATCAACTTCTGTAAAATATTCACCACCCTCAATCCCATTATCATAACCCTCTAACCTTATTGTTTTACCGTTAAGGCCAAAAGGTAGGTTATGTGGAAAGGAAGCGTCGTATGAAGGAATTGGATATGTGTAATGTTCTTTAGACAATTCTTCTTCAACTATAATAGCCGGATTATTTGGCACATTTCCTAAAATAGAAAAATTAACATCATTTGAATTTGTATCTAGCGATATTGAACTTATATTTACGGTTTCTCCTCCAACGTTCTCTAAAAACATTTTTTTCCTTAAAACTTTATTTGGGTTTATATTATCGTCGCCTAATTTAGATGCAAAAATCAAAGGGTCGGTAAAGTGTAATTCACCCGGCCCAACAATTGGCTGCGTTGAAAAATTGGTTAATGTTTGCGCTTCAAAGTTAAATGGATATTGCTCGAAAACTGCGGTTATATCATGATTATTTTTATATTTATAAGTATGATCCCAGGATTGGCACACAAAATTTTGCGGAGCTTCATATGGAGCTGGGGGAGAAAATAAAAATGGAATATAACCTAAATGACTTTCTAAAAAATGAAGTATAGCATAAGCCTCTTCGTCGCTTCTATTATTAAATTTTAAATTTAATTTTAGTAAACTTTCATTAATTCCATCGTTATAGATCTGAGTATACTTAGAACTTAAAGAAACTGTATTCAACCTAGGTTTTTGATTAACATTTAAACCTATAGAAGGTAGCCAAAAGAATTCTCTAGTCCAATACTCTTTATTAATATCAGTATATTCACCGCTAGCCCTAGTCCATTCAGAATTTTTTATTACTGGATCCTTGCCGGCGACACCTGTTTGATTATACCAATAATAATATTGATTATTTATTTCTGAATATGCAATATCATTTTTTTGATAAGTTTCACTACTATCATAGCTAGGAGCTCTTTTAGTGAACAATGATTCTCCTTTGTTTAGAATAGAAGTATTTAAATTAGTTAAGCTAAGACTTATATTATTACTATCTTCAAAATTCAATGAATGATTAAAATTTCCGCAATAAAATGTTTTAGATTGATTACTTAAAGAATCATAAGGATGAAACGTTGAATTTCCATCCCACCTAAATCCAGAAATTCCTTGAGAATATTTTAAATAACTTATATTTTTATCTTTTTCTAATTGACCAAGATGATTTTCTACAAAATGAATAATTGCATTAGCCTCTTTATTAGTTCTATTTGCAAATTTTAAATTAGCTTGAAATTTCAAAGAGTTAGTTGAAACCGGAAACAATTTATAATAACCATTTCCATAATCCATTCTTCTATTTTTTGCTTGAAACTGAACATTAGATCCGTAATCCGCATCGAAGAAAAACCTATTGGTAACCCAACTATCACTACCATTAGGGTCTTCATTTATTGCGGTTAAAATAATTTCATGAGAACCAGCTTCTTCAAGAGAATTAATAGCTATCTGATCAGTTACTCCCTGGATCTGAATTCTATCAAATTTACCATCTCCAACTCTATTTTCCGAGTCTAGATCCGGATTATCTTTAGGGGTTCTGCTTTGAGAACTGTTTTTTTGTAAATTATGTTTTTTATCTATTACATAATAAGATTCATTATTATAATTATAAAATCCTCCTTTATATAAATTAGTATCACTTGGTTTATATATGTATACCCAACCATCCGGCCCAAGAGTATCAATCATAGAATCTTGTTGAAAATCATTTTTACCCAATGTATATATCACACCTCTTCGTCTTCGCGTAGAACTGTTTGTAGGTAATGAAGTATATTCTGCTGAAGTAATTGTTAGATTTTGCCAAGAGTCAATAAAATCTTGTTGATCTTCTCTCAGGTTATTTCCATTTTTATCCACCAGCAAAACACCTATTAAATCTTGCGTACTATGCAAATTACTTGAAGCGGAAATAGAATGATTGTGAGAAGCTTCAATATAAACGAATCCATTTTGAGCAGATTTATCATTTCCAAGAGCTAATTTATCAGCATAAATCCAAACGCCTTGTCCAGCCCTCAAAGAAGAGTCTCCTCTAATATTATCTGCAGGTTTCCAAAACCAAAAACTTTGAGTATATTGTCCATTTTCCTTTTCAGGGTAAATATATATCCAACCCCAAAACAAATGAAAGATCCACGAACTACTTGAAGAAGGGACATAAAACTCAGTTTCATCTATAGCAATATCAGAATTCTCTTTATTAGCAACCACAAACCAATCAGAACTATACCACCCATCTACAGATAGATCTATAGAAGAACCTCCTAAAGAACCTGCTATAGTTCCATCTGAATCATAATCTAAAGAAGAAACATAATTTTTCTTAATATCTATAACATTATACAAACCCGAAGCGTTTTGAATGCATCCTTCTAAATTTATAGTTTGACCGACTTTTAAAGTATTACCTAAGCCATCTGTCTCACTATGATCATCAAGTATATAATGAGATTCTCTTCCGTTTACAGTAGGGCCGTCAGGGTCCAAGGTAAACCTATGGGATCCAGATAAAATAGCTCCACCGCCATAAGACATATCTTCGGTGGCGTAATAAAATAACCCATCGCCAGTATTATATACAAAATCAAATTTTTCATAAGAAGCTCCGGCTTGAAATATTCCCGAATAATTAGAGGTATGAGTTACTCTTTCATGAGAATACTTCGCATTTGAACTTTGATTATATGATTCAGGAAAAGGTAGTGTCATTTGATTACCTCCTTAATAGTCATAGATCCTTTTGCATAACTACCTTCTGAAACTTCTAGTGATTGAGTATGTATTTTACCTGATGTTGAAAATTTAGCAACCTGTTGTCCTGTTAGTCCGTACAAGTAAGCGGTGACTGTCGAATCTTTTAAGCCAAAAGGGCTTGAAGCATTTTGTTGATCTCCGTAAGGATTAAGATTAGGAATAAGTTCGTTAGATTCAATATTCATTTCGCTAGTGATATTTTCTGCGGTGATTCTGTATGGAGTTGCTCCTTCCGGTCTTGTGTTTACAGAAGTATGTTCGTTATCGCGAATATGGCTATGAACTTTTCTTGTCACATTTATATTATATTTTAGATTACTAATCTCAAATTTTCTACCCATCGCACTTTCTGCATCAGCCCCACTTATCTTAACATTACCAAACGATTGTAATCCATGAGCGAAATCCACAACAGGCTGAGCGAATCTATCTATAGCTTCTCTATATCTTTTAATAGTGCTGTATATATCATAAACCGCAGTAGCAATTAAATTCTTGAAAGGCGATAAAGTAAAACTAAAGCTTTTAAGAAACATTCCATCAAATTTATATCTCCCGACAATATTATCGTTAATTGGTGCATCAGACATACCAGCTTTTATTTCAAACATTCTTTCTATTGAGTTAGGATTATTATTCACTAAGAAAGTTTCAGCAGATATATAAAAATTTATTTCTAATTGCCCTTGAAGCATTCCAATGGGAGAAAATTCAATAAATTGAGTTGGCGCTCCGCATATACTAAGATTTGTTCTACCGTAAACTTTTTCTTCAGTAAGTTTTGGAGAAATAGATAAATTTGCAGCATTTACCATAATATTCTTGCCTCCAATTTGAATACGGCTATTTTCAAATCTCAAAAACGAATTGCTCATGATACTGGATTATGTAAAGTGTCATAACCTTTATAAGTTAAAGAAATAGACATTTCTCCTTCAATCGAAGAGTTGATTGATTCTCCTATCAACCGAACGTTATGACCTGTATACGCATTAATCATTTCCTTGGTTTGTCCATCTCGAATTTCTATTGAAACTGTACTTTTTGGCGCAGATTGAATTCTATCTTTTATTTCTCTAATTTCATATTCATTAGCGATCATAGTAAAATTTATATCTGTTTCAATTGGGTATTGAGTGTCAACCTGAACAGGCTGAAGGTTAGGTACTGAAGGTTTTGAGCCAGCGACCCAGTCTGCTTCTGTGCCTCTAGGCAAAGCATAAACAGGGGTTAAATTTAAAGTTCTTGTAAACGAAAAATCGCTAATAGCGTCGATGCTAAAATCACTAACATTTACTGTCATACTTGCTTGATCTGTAAATCTAATAGGTGGGTGAGTCTTATATATAATCGCAGAATAGTCAGAATCTTTACTAAACGCATTTTGCCCTAAATATAACACCGATCCATCCTCAGAAAGAATAGATGTATCTTGAAGTTCGGAAAATTTTTGATAACCCACCTTTAGAGAAGAGTCGTTCCAAGAATTATTTAAATTATTTCCTGCAAGAATATTTCTACCACCAGCAAACAAATTAAATTTATGTGTTGTGCCATCACGTTTTACGCCGTACCAATTAGCGTCCGTAGTGTTATAGTATATGATACCATAATCATTATCAGGATCAGGGAAAAAAGCAATCCACCCATTTGGTCCAGTTAAAGATGTATTATTTGTATTTAAATACGCCATTCCATGAGGGGTTGCATTATCAGAAAAATGCAAAAACATAACTGATTCATTTCCATTAGAATCTTTTATTATCTTCGACAGCCAAACAGCCTTAATAGGCTGATTTGTAGTAGATAAATTAACAAAACCTAACTTACCCATATAAAACCAACCTTGAGTAACCTCATCGATTTCACCTCCCTGAATATAATTTAAATCGGCATCAATAAATGCATCAGAAGAAGAATTTATTTTGCTCCTAATAAACCATTCTGATTCATACCAATCACCAAATTTATGAGTTAAATCTAAAGCGTCCTTAAGATATATAGAATGTGTATCAGAATAACTCGGTTCTTCAGATGTGATATTAACATTAAAAAAATCAGAAAAATTAAGATCTTGATAAGCATAAAAAACATAACCAGTAAAAGGATGATGCTCAAAATTTTCATTAACAAAATATTCAAATCCCGGAAAAACATTTTTGCCCAATTCTCCATATACTGTAAAATCAGTTTGTATCTCAGGTAACTGACCAACAGTACAAGACACCGAATATCTATTCAATCTTGCCTGATTAAAACCAAAGCCCTTGGTGCTATTATTATATAAGATAGCTCCACTAATTTCGTCTTCATCAAATTTATACTTTCCTATAGAGTCGGTTTCTAGCATTGGATCTGCGCTGACCATTGTTCTATTTATAGAAAAGTTTCCTTGTAAAGGAGAATCAATTAAAGCATCAATAAAACCAACACCAGCTACTCTAACAGGTTTCTCTGCTATACCGTAACTACCATCAACAGACTGAACGCCAGATAATGCGTATCCATTAAGAACAATAGTTTGTTCATAATTGGAATAACTACTACTCATTAACTTAATAGACCCCCAGGCCTTTGTTCTTCGACTATAATACTTAAAACTTGCTGCTTCACTCTTTCTGACAACAACTTCATTTTATCCCCTCCTTCTTGAGCGGGAGCTCCTCCATCTTGCTTTTTTTCTTCAGACCCTTTAGCTGTATTTATGGAAATATTAATATTGTTAGTGTTGCCCCCAGCAGAAGTTCCTTTGCTTTCTGACATTGGAGAAGTTTCTCCACCATCATAAAATTTTCCTGCGTTTATTTTATCCAACATCGGCTTGCCTAGCTGGCGAGCACTACTTGCTTTAATAACGTATTCTCCTTCACTGAGCATTGCAGGAATTTGGTCGATACCAGATTTGCCAGAGATGTGTCCTCCGCTGGCGTATTTATTTATTTTTCCCCCAAAATATGGCATTTTTACCATTAAAGCTTCTTTAAGAGATAAATTTTGACTAACAAAAGGGTTTGCTAGATCTGCATCAGTTATATCTTGATAGCTCGTTTGAGTACCTGAACCTCCCTCGGTCACAGGAACTATATTTGCTCCTCCTCCTTGATCTCCAGATAAAGGAGTTGAATCTGCTCCTCCCCCTCCAAAATTTATATTTTTTAATCCATAAGTTAGCCCCGCACTTATTACGGTTGATAAAAGAGCTTGTCTTCTAGCTTTCTTTTTCGCTTTTTTTGCGGCGGCTTCCTGAGCTCGCCTTCTGTCTTCTGCTAAAAGACCTTGCATTTCATCGACATCAGCTTTAAGCCCAACGCTTTTGGCTTGCCCGCTATAGAAAAAGCCCGACATTTTTCTGTATTGATGAGCTCGACTACTTAATCTTTCTCTAGCTCCTGCAGCTCGAGCAGAGCCAGGAACTCCTCCTCCTTCAGCAAACTTAAGTACGCTACCTCCATTGTATTTTCCTTGTGTTCCACCAAATCCACTAAAAATAGAGCCGAGCATTTTAAATGGAGCAGATATAACACTAAATAATCCACCAAATAAATTATCAAAAAATCCCGGTTGTGCTGCGCTTTTATTTATATCTTTTCCAGATTTAAGGGCAGCTAATACATCTCCATGAGGAGCTTTTCCTGCAAAATTCCCTCCAGGACTTTTAATTCCAGGGATTTTTTTCATATCTTTTTTAAAGCTAGCCATTTTTTTGACGTCCACACTTGGCTGAGACGGAGCCTTTGGGCCAGAACCAAAAAACGAAGCTAAATCTTGTTTTTTAGTTATTGCAGAAGATGCGCGGGCTTTTTCATATTCTTGCTGATACAATCGCATATTCTTTTCGTTATTAAAGAATTTGCGCATTCTTTGTCTCATTGATGGTCTTGAAATTTTACTATATTCTGGTTGTGGAGCAAAAGCGTCAGCAAGACCCATAGTTCCACCTGCTGGTTGTCCGAAAGCTTCGGCGAGACCCATGGTTCCTCCTCCGCTAGAAAATTTTGGAGTTTTGCCTCTAGCATTTAAACTATGCATAAAGTTTGAGCCGTATTTATTTACAGCTCTTCTACTCATTACATATTCTCCATTAGTGACCATTGCAGGAACGCCACCGCCTTTAGAGTATTTTCTCACATTACCTCCTTGCGATAAACCCATTGCTCCGACGACTTGATTTGCGGCACTTTGAAGAAAAGCATTTCTTAAAGCCGATAAAAATCCCATAGCCACTCCTTGAAGTGCATCTCCTAAATCTTTACTTTTATCTAAAGCTGCATCCATGGCGGTCACAAGTCCATCACGAAAATGGGTTGCGGTCACCGTTCCTAGTTGATAATTCAATTCCTTTGTTTGCTCTCCCATTTTTTTAGCTTCTTGCTTAAATCCATAACTAAAAGCTCCTTCTCCAGTTCTTTTCGCGTACTCTTCTTCTTTGGCTTTAAGTATTCCTCTTTGAACCCCCAGCTCTCTTTCCTTTAACTTTAGCTGTCTTTCTATTTCTGTAGAGCCATTTGCAGTTTCTTTGTTTATTTGTTTTGCAGAGTCTTCAATCTTCTCAAACACTCCTGCGTTTGCTTTTAATTTTTGATTAACATCAGATAACTGCTTATCTAGATCGCTTCCAGTTTCCTTAGCTTTTTCGAGATCTTTTTGAAGCTCTTTATCTGAGGGATTATCATCAATGTCCATCTGAAGCAAGGTTTGACGCGTAGAATTTGCGGCTATATCGTCAGTGATATTCTTTTTGTCTTGATACAAGGAGCCTTGCTGGTAAGCAGCCTTCTTTTTCTCTATACCCAAAGCTGACTTATATATATTTTGCATATTTTCTGCAGAAGAATCTTTTAATATTGCTTTCTGTTGATCTTCATTTAAAGGTATCTCCATCTTATTAGATAAAGAAGTTATCTGAGACATAATATTTCTATCGTATTTATCCTCAATATTTGCAGATTCGTACTTTTCAAATTGAGCTCGATTAAAAGCAAGAGTTTCTTCTTGAGTTCGATAACCTCCAGCAGAAAATCTAGCGCTTTCTAATTGCTGATCAAAACCTCTCATTGACCTTTCAAAATCTGCAGAAGAATTAAATTCTTTCATTTTGTCATTCATATCCTTAAGCATTTCGTTTCTTTCTGCTAGGATAGTATTTATATTCAATTGTATTGCCGCTTCAGATTGAGCCATATTTTGTTTTTGATTAGCAAGGGCCAATTGGTTATTAGATTTTTTCTCCTCTACATTTAAAAGCTCTAAAATCATTGATCTAAGGCTATGTTCATCCTTAGCGATATCCTTTAATTTACTTCTTAATTCAGTCAGCGTTGTTCCAGATAATCTGCTTTCTATTTCTTTTGGGGTCATTTCTTGACCTTCCTCAGAGTCAAGAAGAACTCTTTGAAGTTCAGTGCTTTGTGATATCTTTTTTATTAAGCCCATTTTTTGTTGGTCCTTAATAGTTTGCTCAGCAATGTCGTAAGCTCTAGCAGCTTTATAGACGCTCATATTATATTTTTCTTGAGCTTTTTGCTGTTCAGACATAACCTTTCCAAAAAGTTTTTCGTATTGACCCATTAAAAGAATATTATTCTGATATTTTAAATTGATAGTATGTATATTTTGCGCAGCTTTAGCTTCAGCATCTAATACAACTTTCTGCATTTGTAGCTGTCTTATTACTCCTTCCCTAACTTCTTCATTAGCATCTTTGATTTCCCTAAAAGATTCAACCATTTTATTGTATGCTGCGATTAAATCTTTAGAATTTTTTAACTTACCTATCTCTTTTAAATATTTTTCTCCAGTAAATTGTTTCATTTCAGCCTGCTTGCCACTGTTTCGCTGTTCTTCCGTCAAAACCTCTTGGGCAGAAAATTTAAAATCTTTAGGTAAACCACCTAACGCTTTTTGAAAAAGGTCTCGTATTTTGTCACCAGCTTCTTGCGTCTTATCTTTAGCCTTTTGTTCTTCTTTGTAGTTCTTTTGAACGGAAATTTGCGGCCGACCACTCCAATTAATCCCATCAACTGGGCCAGCTGTAAAAACGCCTTTCTTTACTTCAAGGCTTTTTGCTCTAGCTGTAGTTATTTCATCTTGAATCGCCTTGATTTCAGGAATGCTTTGAGTAAATAGATTTTGAATTTTTTGGTTATCTGCAAAAGAAGCGGCGAGACTAGAGCCCACGTTTTTTGCATATTCTAAATTAGCTTTTTCGGCTGCTTTTGAAGCTTCCCTAGCGTCATTGAACCCTCCCACAAGGCCCATTAAAGCTCCGCCTGCAGCGCCAATTGCAGTACCTAAAGGTCCAAACATCATGCCAAAAGACGCACCCATGCCCGCTCCTTCAGCCATTCCTCCCATAGCTGACCTAGTCTTACTAGTCGGGTCGTCTCCTCTCATAAATCCTGCAGCCATAGGAAGACCCATCATTAAACCCATTTGCGCACCTGTACTACCAAAAGTCTTGCCAATTCGGTGATTTTCAAATCTTTTATTCAATGAAGACAAACTACCTTTTCCTGCTTGATAGGAAGAAGAAACTGCTGCGGAGGCTCTACTTAAAGCGCTAGTATATTTTTGGCTTTGTTTAACAATTCTTTTAGAAACGGCATCTTGATCTACGGTAGACCTAGTTAACATCTTAACCTTGCCTTCGTAATTTTTTCTAGTAATCGTACCTGATGCGAGTTGCTGATTTAAGTTATCGAGAAGCCTATTAGCTTTATTTAAATATTTTTTATTTTGGGCCCAAGACCCTTTATTAAAATCGCTTAATTCAAATTGAGCATAATTTGGAACATACCCTTTTGCTCCAAATACATCTTTTAATCCATTTGGTTCGTCGCGAGTATTAGTTACTCCAAGACCAATTGGATTACCTTTATTCATCAGAGCTGGGTGCGATCCTACTCTGATTTGAGAAACGGGAACCCCTGCTTCTCGTTCTCTACCTATTGCATCAGATAATGGGTTTGCAAAATTTGGAATATAGCCTTGAGACAGCAAAACAGGAGTATTACCTTTGCCCATTCCGAGCCTAACAGAACCTTTACCAGTTAACGTTTGAGCCATTTTTGATTTTGGCGAATTAGCTCTTTGTCCTCTAAAAATTATCTCCTTAGCAATTTTTGCGGACATAGATGCCTGAAGTTCTCGACCGTCAGATACCTTATAATCCCCACGAGGAGCCATAGGGCCATATAGTTTTTTTAATTCTGGAGTAGCCATCCTTACATCAAAATCGCCACCCATATAATCTCTTTCTGTGGATTCAGTTTTCAACCTTTGAGATAAGGCCTCCTCAAACACTGCTCCATATAGCCCGCTAATTGCCCCTTTAGCTCCACTCCTCCCGCCTTTTGGCCCAAGAAATTCCTGTAAGATTGCTGCACCTGAAGCCTCAGGAATTTTTGCTATATTATTACCTAAATTTAATTGATTAGCAATTTTTACGGTTTGTTTGCCGATAACATCTCCAAGCTCCGTCAATGCTTTAGGTACGACTCTGCCTTGATTATCTTTTGCCGACTCAGAATAACCTCCTTTTTTTACGCCCAGTATATTAAATAAAATATTTTTATTTAATTTCTGGCCAAATACAGGCCTGCCTCCTTTTGCTGAAGGGGCAACCCCTTTACCTGCTCCAGACATTTTTCTACCAAACCCTTCAAAAGGAATCAGCATTGTTGCCACATGTCTAGCATCAATTAAATTTGAATTAAAGTTCGGAATGTATCCTTTAGCTGCGTATGGATCAAATCCATGCATACCTACAAAAGCTTGTTGATAATTTTCGCCTGCCTTACTAGACAAAGGAGGCATTATTGCTGGTTGATTTAATCCTGAAAATGTTTTTACTTTTTCTGCGCTATTATAAATCACAGATCCTTCGCCAGGCATATTCATTGATCGAATACTTCCCGCAGCATATCCACCACGAGCGGCTTGCTCTCTTTCTGGATTTGCGAAATTCGGTATATGACCGTAAGCACGGCCTCTGCGAGGTGTTAGGTTTGCTCCGAAGCCTTTCGAGTATAATGTAGCCGCACTGCTTTTAGCGACAGAGTCGAGCATTTTTGCTTCAGCTACTTGAGCTCTTAAAAGTCCAAGAATTATTTTTTCTTTTTCTGTTCGAGAAATGTCCGTGCGCAACATTTCTTTACTTAATTCAGAACTTCTTCCAAACAGTCCTACAAGAGATGTTTGAATTGCTTTTTGTTTCTGAGCTTCGCTAGTTACTCCAATTAATGAAGTTAAACTTTCTTTAGCGAAGCTTGCCGCTTTTAAGAATAACTTTCCAAATACAGCAGTGATAACAACTAAACCCGGACCGCTAATTACATTGCCTAAGCCCCTTAGGAATCCATTTGCAAATTTACTTCCAGTTCCCTCTCCATCCCCTAAAAGTCCAGACAAACCTTCTGCTCCACTTTTAACTATATTTAAAACTTTTTCAATTCCGGGAGCAAGCATTATCTCTCCGATTTGAGCAGATACCTGTTTAATTGCCAACCCAGTTTCGGTTGCCATTGCGGCCATGGTATTCCTTAATTGTTCATTTTTCTCTATAGCTTCGTTTGTTGCTCCTGCAGAAATTTGAGTAGCGTTTGCAAGAATACCATTTTGTTTAGCGGCATCACCAAGAACAGCTTTTAAAACGTTGATTTGAAAAACGCCACCGACTGTCTGAGCTATTTGCGCTTTTTGGGCTTCGGATAATGAATCAAAAGTGTTTGCGAGATCAGTTAATATTTTCTTTGCTCCAAGAGTCTTACCTTCGATATCTCTAACAGCAATTCCTAAATTCTCTAGTTGATTTAAAGTATCAGTTCTTCCGATACGAGTAAAAATAGTTTTAAAGGAGTTACCAATAACCTTACCGCCTCGAGCTGTTTGTTGCTGAGCGGCAGTGACTAAGCCAATTAACTCATCAATATTGACTCCAGCTCCTTTAGCTGCTGCACCAGTTCTAGATATAGCGTCAGCAAAATCTTCTGCGCTAACTGCAAACTTAACATCAACTGCGGCGAATTTACTTACTAATTGAGTAGTATCCTTAATTTGATTACCATAGGTATTCATTGCGGCAGTTAATGACTTCACTGCCTCCGCAGAATCCATACCTGTTAATCGAGTAAGAATAAGAGCGTCTTTTGTTCTTTTTAAAGACTCTTCTACATTAAGTCCTTGACGAGCATACTCTGTCGCAGCGTCAGCTGCAACCTTAAATGCTGCACCAGTTTCTTTAGCTACTTTAAATAAACCATCACTAAACGCTTCAAGCTTTTGAGTACTCAGACCCATAACAACATTAATATCCGCCAAAGATTTTTCAACTTCAACCATATTGCGAACCATTCCTTTAAATGCGTCCGCCATACCGTTGATTATTGCCATCGAAGCGCCGAAAGCTATAATACGAGCATTCGCGGCTTCCATAGACTTACTGAATTCATCAGCAGCCCGCTTCATATTACCTAAAGGTTGGGTCGCGCCCTTATCGTCAACACTTATTCTAATAGGTTGACGCCGAATTCTGTTTACAGCAGACTGAACCGCTGCCTCAAGAGGTTGTGTATTACCGTGTACGTCAAGATTTATAGCCATATTACCTTATTCCTTAGTTCAGGTAATTATACACTAAATATTATTCTACTCCATGCAATTTCATTAAATCTTGCATATTTAAAGTTCCGCCTTTTTTCTTCGCTTCGTCATGCAGACTAACTCCGCCTTTAGGTTTTTCAATACCAAGATACTCATAATCTTCATCTTTAGCTCCAACAAGCGTTCCTGCGGCGCCTTGAGAGAGTTTATCTTTTGCTTTATCTCTTTCTTCTTTTGAACTACTGCCAAACTCTAACAATTTAGCAGGATCTTTTCTTATGCTTTCTGGTATATTTTCATTACTATCAAATATATTTTTAAATACTCTAGTATAAACAATTAATCTTATTTGATTATATGTTAATGCACAAAATGGTTTTCCATAAAACTGCATACTATCTTCTGCAAAACTTAAATATGGATTATAAAATTCTTCTAATATAGTATATTGTATATTTTCTTCAGTAAAGCCCTCAAATATTTGATTATAATTAAATATATATTTTTTAATATCATGATCTTCTAATTCATCATAAATTTTTTCACTAAATAATACATCATTCAAATCTTTATCTTTGTAAAAACTTTTAATCATATAAAAATCATTCATACGATCTTTTGCATATTTTTCACAAGTATTACCAATAAGAGATATTTTATGATTTTGTTTTTCCAATAAAATTTTCTGCTCTTTATCTATAAGCTCAGATTGTTTATCAATAGTACTTTTAAGCACCATTTTATCTCGAGCTTTCTTTAAACTATCAATAAAAATAGTTTTTTCTTCAATAAACTTGTCTTCCGCTTCGCTCCACTCTCCTTCTTTCATTAAGAAGTCAAGCATATCTTTTTCTGTTGGAACTCCCCGTTTTTGCGCGACTTTAAAATACTTATCTTCTACCTCTTCAAGTTCTACTTGATCGTGAGGTGTGAGGTGTTTAATATATACAAACTCTTCTTGGATTATAGCCGTAGAGTATCCACGAACTATATCCCTAAATATTTTTCTGCGCGCTACAGTTTCCACGCATATTAAACCCTACCTTCTTCGATATCTTCGTCTAGTTTCGCGAAATCAGCTGTTGATACTGCACCAGAGCTATAATACCAGAAGCTAAATAATGCAGCAACTTTACCTCCTACGATGTCATAAAGTTCATCTCCTTCTTCTTCAAGTTCGTAATATCTTTCTAGTTTTTGATCGAAGTCATTTCCTTCAAATAATGGAATAAGATCATCACTATCTTCTTTTTGAGTATAAGTCAGATGAAGAATATACCACTGAATAACTTTATTTTCCGCGCGAACATCTGCAGTATGATTAAATAAATTAGAATATGAAGTTTCTACATCAACAATATTTTTTCTAAGTTCGGTAATCTCAGCGGAAATGTCATCCAACTTCTTTTGGTCTTCGTTAGAGATATTACTTTTAATTCTGATCCTTTCGCTTTCTTGAGATAATTCGCCGTAACGGATGTACATTTTTGTTAGAGCTTTTGCATCTTCTTCAGGAAGCAGTCCTCCTGTATCGCTATACTTTTTCGCTAACATGGCTTTAGTAAGAATTCCTTTTTTAACACACTTACTCATCTCAACACTAAATTCTAATTCCGCATCTTCGATTTGCCTACGAGTTGGTTGTTTCATAACAAGCCTATAAGGCACAGCTTCTTCAACCTCTTTTGTCATGGAGACTTCTTCTTCTTCTCCAGTCTCTTCATTTTTAATTTTTTTCTTTTGAGTTTGCTTAACCTTTTCTTTCTTCTCAAAAGTAAAACTATAAATTTCACGTAATTTTTTACGAGTATCGTTCATAGTTGGTGTCTTTTCTAGTGTTTCCGTAGTTGCCATAATATTTTTATTTAAATGTAAATCCTATAGTATAATTATCTAATTCTGTTTCGATATTTCTAATAGTTTCGTTACCAATATCTAAAGTTCTTTTTCTTAAGTATTGCAACTTTTTTTCATCGAAGTAATTAGCTTGATCGATAATAGGGCTACAGCCTTCAGGTAGATTCTTTTTTAATTTGTCGAAATGAATCTGATGCTCATTATGTAAATCCTCAAGCATAACGAGGAAACCCTTAAAAAGGGAAACCGTATTCCTTTGATAGGACTTTCTGAAAATACCTTCTGCGTCCATAAACCTTGTACCTACAAAGGTAATACACAAAAAATATAGTTTAGTGTAAAGTTAGTTATGGCAGAATTTTTATCATCGTCCGACAGAGCTACAATTGCGGCTCACTTATTAGATCTTCATGATACATTTGGAAGAGATATAATTGTATATAAAGAAGCTCAAAAGGTAATTATTAGCACAGACCCAAACTACAACTATTTATATAATACTGCAGGAGCGACGAATCAAAGCGTAGAAAATGTTCCAGTTAAAAAAGTATTTAAAGCAAGAATAAGATATGACACAGATCGCAGTTTAGAAAATTTTGGAGAAGCAGATGCGCAAATAAAAGTTGATAGACCAGACGCAAATAGTTTAGTTAGAATTAAATTAAAAATCGAAGACTATCAATATATAAAAGAAGCTAAAAGAATTGAATTTGATGGCAGAATGTTTAGAGTAGAATCTGACCCTAGAGCTCACGGACTTTTTGATGTAGTTCAATTTTATACTTTGTACCTCAGACCAATTGAATCAAGTGGCTAGAATAAAAGATAGATCTGTTAGAGACAGCGTTCAAAAACAACTTAGATCAGATAAAGATTTAAACTTACAAGTTCGTGTTTTAATAGATAAGCAATTTAAAACAGCTCATCAAAAACTTCTTTCAGACTTCAGATCTCATCCTATTACCAGAGAATTAAAAGTTGCAGAAGGAGCGTCTAATTACAGCGGAGGTTTGGCAGAAGGCAATCTTTTTGGATTCATAGGTTTCGAATCAGGTTATGATGCTATTGAGCCAATTGAAAAATTATTAGTAAGAGCAGATATTTTAATAAAACAAAGAAGAGTTATGAGATCAGGATTTATTTGGGCTTATGCAGTAAATATGCCATCAATAAATGATCTTTATAAAGTGACCCCAATGCCATGGTCTCAAGGAGCTAGTTGGCTAAGAGAGCTTGAAGGCAGGGGCATACCAAACTTAGGTCAATATATGTATGTTGATGCCAAAACCAGCCGCTCCTCCGAAGGTATACAAGGAGGTAATAGGTCAGGAGGTAGGCTTAGAATGACATATATAAAACCTATGCTAGAAGAATTTGAAAAGAATTTAAATAATATTAGTGGCGCACAAAGAATATCTGCGCGCAATTTTTAAATATGAAACCGCAATTCCAACACGAAGTAACAACAAGTTTTATGTTATGGGCAGATAATTTTCTATTAAGAAAAGGTGAAGCTTATACAAATTATGTATCAACTTTCTATCCAAATACAAGTGATGATAGATTAGGTCCAGGATTAGTTAGCTACAGTAGCCCTCACAAACAGTGGGTTTTTGACAGTAGTATAGAAGGCGCAAATATTCCTAGTGGAGTATATGACAACGGCACCTTTATTCCAAGAGATACAAATGGATTAAAATTAGACTTCGATAATGGTCGAGCAATACTTGATTCTTCATTCGGAGACTCTAAAACAACAGTTAGCGGAGAATATTCAGTAAAAGATTTCAATTTTTATATTACTAATCAAACAGAAGAGCAATTAATAATAGATAGTAAATTCGATACAAATAATAGATTTAAACAAGATGTATCAGGAATCGCGCCTTACAAACAAGTTATACCAGCAATTTTTGTTAATTCAGAAGTTTCTGAAAACGAACCTTACGCTTTTGGAGGAGAAGATAAAACATCAACAAATATAAGATGTGTTGTTTTCGCGGAAAATACATATCAACTTGACGGCGCACTATCTATTTTTAATGATGCAAAAAATGAAGTATATGCAAAATTAAGTTTTGAAGATTATCCATTAAATGAATATGGAGATGTTATAGACTTTAATTATAGAGAACTTTCAGACAACACAAAACAACAATACTTTCACATAGAAGAAGCAAGAGTTTCTAAATTAAGTGATAGAATAAATAAAAATATAGACCCAACTTTATTTGTAGGATTTATTGATTTTGAAATTACAAATTTAAGATTTCCACGATCATAATTCCCTTTTTAAAATAAAAAATGTAATTAGTGAAAGAAATTTAACCTTTTAAAATATTATGGCAGACAAACATAGAGCACGAGTAATTTATCAAAGTGAGGCATTATATGCAGGCACAGTTGATGCAACAGGTCATCACTTCAGCACTTCAACGGACTGGAGCACTAGAGCAGGATACAAAACGCACGCAACTTACGCATCCGCAGTTGCAGAGGGAGAAGATATTCGCACAGGTATTCAACAACTAAGGAGAGTACAGAGCGCAAACTATAGCTTTTCTATCAACAGGCAAGATGTAAATCAGTTTGGGCAATTAGGAAGAATTGACTCAGTTGCAATTGACCCTCCTACCGTAACGCTGGATTTTTCTTATTACATTACAAATGGAGTGAATGAAAGAATTTTAGGCATGAATGTATTAGGTCAGCAAAGTGCTCTTGCTGATGAAATCGTAGATGGCTTAGTTTGTGGGGATCCAGTTGGTCACGATGGGCAAAACTTTTTTATACTTACAACTTGCGAAGGTCATGATGCAGTTAATAATCAGGATATGGACAACATGAAAAGTGTTATTGCACTTGGAAATGGTTATATCTCTAATTATTCTATAGAAGCTGCAGTAGGAGGCATGCCTACAGCAAATGTTACTGTAGACGGTTTAAATTTAAAAAGTTATGTAGGAACAACGGGACTAAGTTCTCCAGCTATTAATGTTAACTATGGCACCCCAGTTGACGGGATAGAGTTTAACGTTCCTCCAGCAATTAGTGGAGTTTTAAATGATAGTGCGTCAGACCCTAATGCAGAAACAGAAGGGTGGTCTTGCTTGCGTCCAGGAGATATTACAATGGCCTTAGGTACAGACGGAAAAGCTGGAGAATTCGAGAATTTACCTTACGAAGACGCTCCTCATGACTATACCGCAGGAGCGGCACATATTCAAAGTTTTTCAATTGATGTCCCTCTTTCTAGATCTGTGCTTAACAGACTTGGAAGTCCTTATGGGTATGCAAGAGTTGTAGACTATCCAGTTAATGTTAGCGTAAGTGTTAGTGCTATTATGTCTGACCTTAAAGAAGGTAATGTTGCAGACCTTATTTGGGACACAGAAGAACACGATTTAGTTTTTACTCTTCGCGAGCCAGAGCCTTACGGCACAGGAAAGAAAGCTATTGAGTATCGCGTAAAAGGGGCTTTGCTCGAAGGTGAATCATTTAGTTCTTCGATTGGAGACAATAAATCTGTTGATTTAACTTTTACTGCCCAGATTGGTGGCCCAGAAGACTTAGCAAGAGGATTGATGGTTTCTGGATCAAGAAATGCCCTGACAATTACTGGCGAATTTTCTTAGTAATATAATTATAGAAAACTTTAAAGCCCGTCAGTTATGGCGGGCTTTTTTGTTAGACTTGATATATCCTCAATCCTTTTGCAGAACTAATCCCGAAATTAAAATTAGTAGATACGGTAGATTGTCCGCCTATTTGATTTGAAAAAGATTGAGATCTAAGTTGGGCATTATCTATAGCTATATTATTAATTACCGAAGCTAATTCCAGTTTTCCGCTATGATGATATCTATCGGTATGCTTAATTAAGATATCATACTTAGAACCTTCTTCAAAGAAAGATTCTATTTGACCTGTCGCATACTCTCTTACGATCATATTTATACTTGCGGAAGCTATAATTGGAAGTTTTAGTTTTCTACCAAATACATAATTACTACCAAACCCATAGATGTCTTGCCTTGGAATAGGCATATTGATAGAAACATTTTGTATAGCAGCATCAACAGATTCAACTGGAGCTCCACCATATTCTCCTGCGGTTTTAGTTATTTTTATAATCATATCGCCAGGCATTATAGCATTTGCACCATCAACCACCTCTGGATTAAAAGAGTCGGAATTGAGGTATATTTTTTCTTCAGAAAAAATATTATCAACACCAAGTTTAATTGATGGAAGAGTTGGGGTATCATTTGGGTCATACAAATCAAACTTTAAATTGCTTGCTGCGTATGACACAGAGGCCGTAGGTAAAGATCCTACTTGGGCATTATAGGAATATTGAGTTAAAAAACAATTTCCAACACCAATAACATTATATCCAGAAAAATCTTCAGTATCTACGAAATTTAAATCGGTAATATTTCCTTCGTTTGCAGAAACTCCTATAATACTTATATCGTCAGAAGTTTCAGCTTCAAAATAATTTTTAAAAACACTACCATCAGAGTAAGTATAAAAACCTATGACTCTTTCATTCTCTCCGCTAGAAAATAAATACTCTATTTCGCAACTAACCTCGGGTTGTCGTATGATTGGGGACTCTCCATCTTTTTGTGTAACGTTTTGAACCAACTCATCTGAACCGATTTCTTTAACATCTATAGCTGGATGCTGAAAACCAAAATTCATATTCTGAACTCTAATTAATTGCCCTGATGTTGTGCCTGCTTCTTTATATGCAGGAAAATCAGTAACTAAGACACCTAATTTTTCATAAGTGATTCGTGAAGCTGTACATGCCATTAATCTGTTTACACCTTTTGATCTATTAAGTGTATAATAAAAAGACTCCTTATGCCTAATAAAAGAATTTCAGATTTCGAAGAAAGAAAAGTTTTGTATTCAGATTCTGCTGCAGAGCCTTTTCCTCATGCGCCAAAATTAAATGACCAATCTTTAGATGACAATGAAACTTTATTTTTGCTGGCGAGACCTAAAGTTCAAAATGAAACAATTACATACCCAGATCTAAAAAGTAATATTTTAGATAATTCAATGTACTTAACGGGCTCGCAATTAGTTAGTGGGCAAAAAATTTTTACAGATAATTGTACTTTTTTAAGTAGGATTAATGTGAATGAGGTTATAGATAGCACCCAACAAAATGATATAAGTGGAAATATTTTCGTGGGAGAAACGGGCTTGCTACAAAATATAAAAATTGGAAAGAACTTTTTCGAAAGAAATTTAGATAAATCTCTGTATACAGTTCACATTTCAGGAGACTCATGTTTTTTGGGAGACTTAACTCAAACTGGGACTCACTATCAAGAAGGTGATTTTCTTAGGATCGGAGATTCTCAGCAAATAGGTAATGCTTTAATTTTCGGAAATAAATCACTTTCTAGTAATTTATATGCGGAAGAGAATATATATCACAGAGATGACCTCGATACATTAATAAAGTTCAAAATTAACGAAATAGATATTGAAGCAGGAAGTAATACAAGAATTAAGTTAATAGAAGACTCTAAAGATAAAATTATTTTTTCCACAAATAATGAAGAGCAAATGCGTTTATTTGATAACGGTTTTCTTGCAGTAAACAACGTTACACCTTTAGGAGAGCTTTCCGTATCTGGCAAGGCTTTCATTCAAGATATTTTCACATACGACGAGATAAATAAGTCTTTTAACAGGGTTTATGGAGCTGATGATGAAAATATAACATTTTCTAAAAAACTAAGGAAAGGAAAAGACAAATATTTAATTGATTTACCTAAAACATTTAAAGAAAAACCTGTTATGTCTGTTTCTCTGCAAAATACAAAGGGAGGCATAATAATCCCACTTATTATAGAAAATGCTTCAAGACATGATTTCGTAGTTAAGTTTTCGAAAGAGCTTGATGACGACAATTATATTCTTCACACAACAGCGCTTTCGACGTCAACTAAGCCCGAGGTAAACAAGCAGCGCTATAATACATACCCTCATGTAGTTTGTTCTGATAATGCAGCCGGACGTCATGATTCGCAAAGGTTTTATACTAATATCGAACAAGAAACTGATGTTGTAGAAATTAATTTTCCTTTTCACTACAAAGATACTCCGGCGGTTACAGTGACTATCGAAGGTCCAAACAATATTGTTCCGCATGCAATATCTAGTGTAAATAATAGTTCATTTAAAATTATTTTCGGAACCAAAGTGGACAGCAATTATACAATACATACTTTTTCAAGCATTGAAGGGACAAAAAGATTAGGATGAACACTCCAGACAACAGATTATCAAACTTCAAACATATGCGCACATTGTTGTCTGACGGATTATCTCCGTTTCCTCATCATGCAATTATTCATGAATCAGGAAATAAAGATGATGATGTGTTACTTTTAATAGCAGAATCAGGCTCGCATAATGAGAAAAT